GGTCGCTCATGTAGCTATTATATATGAGGTCCAAATGGACACACTACCCCAAGTGATACACGGGCATGACAAACGTGGTTCCAAAGCAACCAGTGAGCCCTACGGGCCTTATAAATCCCGCAGAGCATACATTAAAATATAGTTATAAGCAAAAAGAAATCAACACCGAAAAACCGAAAAATCGATTCTTGATAACTACATAGTGATTCAGCTTCGGTGCGAAAATCAGCAGCAGAACCGAAACAACACTCTCAAGGAGAAACCATGTCTGCTTACGCACCAATCACCCCGTTCTACGCAGCTGGCGTCGTCAACGCGCTTCTCGAGGCGAAGGGCGACTCACGCCGTGTGAAGCCGCAGATGCTGTACTCGTATCACAAGAAGGGTACGATCGCGTCTGCGACCGGTCCGGACGACAAGAAGTACTTCGACGGCGACGCCTTCAAGGTCTGGCTCGACAAGTACCTCGCGGGCGACGCTCAGACGACCGGACGGATCGACGTCCGCGCTCTCGCAGCGGAGTACGCTGCGACGACCGAAGATGACGACGAGGACGAGACCGTCGACGAGACCGTCTAACTAGCAACATCGCCGGAGCTGAATCACTATGTAGTTACCAAGGGTTGGTAACGGAAGGGAAACAAGTGAAGATACGGAACGTCGTCGTAGGAGTCGTCGCCGCGGGAACGCTATTCGCGGGAGGAACAACTATGGCGCAGGGAGCGAACGCTTCGTCCCCCACGCTGCAGACGGTCACGAAGACGGAAACCCTCGTCAGCCCGAAGTGCTACCACATCTCACAGGTCACCCGTACGTACTATCACTGGTCACTAACCCACTACGTCCTCTACTCGGGCGGACCGCGGGTTACGACCCTGAACCAGACCGTCTGCCATGCGTAGACGGCAAGTCATCCGGATCGCGACCCTCGTCATCTGGAGCCTCGCCTTCATCGGCGTAGGGTTCGCGATTCGGACGTACACGTACCACGCACCGACGATCTGCATCGTCGTACACTCGAACGGAGTGCCGGCGCACGCGAACTGCGCGGACCCGAACTCGTATCAGGTCAACAACTAGAGGATTTGGTCGGCTGAGGCATAGTGCCCGCGATGCCTCAGCGGACTTGATTTCCTAGCTGGTGACGCGGTATAATTAAAGTACGAGCAAAGATCAAGAGACCCTTAGGGCCGAACAACTCGTTTAGGAGTGGGAATGCTACCGGCAGACTGGCAACAGTACGTCGCCCAAAAGAGCCGAGAGATCGGCCAACGTCCGGAGAACGCGCCGAAGAAGCCACAGGGCGTCGGTAAGGGAGTCGGTGGTCGCCGATTGATGTCACGTCGGCAAGCTCAGGCATTCGCGCAGACGGCGAACACGGTTCGGGCGATCTATCAGGAAGTCGGCGAACACAATCAGGCGCAGGTCCGGAAAGGCCGTAAAGGCTTCACGACCAAACTAGGCGGTAACTGTGAGGCAGACATTCCTCACGGCAAGCGGACAAGGTAACCGTTTAAAACCGATTATAAACCAGTATTTAGCTTTGGGCTCTAAGATAATCACAGCGAACGTTCCCATCGGACCCTTCGTAAAAATTAACCATTATATAAACCTCCTAAAGTTCTATAAAGCTACGTAATTTGGACGTGGTAGCGCTGTCATGTACCGGCCCAGCGTTTAAGCATTCGTTTTTGCTGAACGCGGTCAGAAACTTTCTACCAAACGCTCATCGAGACCGTTTAACGCACAGCAAAAACAGTAGCTGTAGAAGCTGGGGCTGAGTAACACATTGGGTACTGGTTCCAATTGAGCACGTGATATAATTATTAGTAGGATTAGGATTCAAACGAGAGGAACGTGATATGAGTCGGATAGTGGACCCTCAATCACCTGACGAATCGCTCACGCAGCGGAGAGTCGGAAGAGCGCCGATGTACCCATGGAATGAGTGGCTCATCGCAGACAAGACAGTTCAGATCGTACACGGAGACGATTTCCACGTCAACGTTGAGTCTCTCATGCCGCAGATTTACAATGCGGCTCGGAGGCACCACGGACACGCGTCCGTGAAGCGACTTCGCAACTCCGACAACGTGGACGTAATGGAGATTACGTTCCATCCGGATCAGCAACGTCGAGAGCGCCTAGCACAGGCCCTGACGGTGAAAGTTCCCGAAGAGGACCAGCCACCAGACCTCATCGACGATGACGCGATCACACCTGGTCAGTGGGGTCCGCCTCCAACGGATCCTCGGATCGACTTCGACAACCTACCGTTCACAGACGGTAGACACCTCAAGAGCGATTAAAAGTCCTAGTTAAAAGGACTTGCAAAAGCCCATGGTTCCCAGGTACAATTAATCAACAGCAAAAAGCTAGGAGGCGAGCATGTCTGAGCCATCCGTCCGAGAGCTCGAAGAGCGACTCAATGCGGCAAGGCTCCGAGAGTCCGAAAGGATTCTGGAAGTCAGGAAAGCCCATCCAGTCCAGTACAAGTTCACGATTACCGTCGACAAGCGTCGAAGCTCTTTCGACCGCATGTACGACACGTCGATCAAGCGCTACGCGATTCGCCGCTTCGTCACGAATCGCGCCGAGTCCGAAGCACTTGGCCACCCTGAGTGGGAGATGCGCGATGGCGGGATGACCTATCTCTTCAACACGCACACGAACCTCATCATCTGCTCCTGTGGAGGTGGAACGAGTTACATCAGTCCCGCGTGGAACCAGTCAGACGATGACTACGACGCGGAAGCGTTCCGAGAGATCAGCAGGTTCCTCGTCGTCAACCCGCAGGGCGGCGACATCACACACATTGTCAACAAGTTCCTGGAGAAGCGTCGTGCAAGTAAAGGTTAAGAACGACGCTGGTCAGGTCGAGTTCATGGACGACGTGGACCCTGACGACGTCGAGCAACTCAAGTCCGAACTTCCGAGCGGATGGTACATCGATGACTAGCAAGTACATCTGCACCAGTGATCTGTCCCAGTTTTCGGAAGCACGGCCTTTCGTGAACCACTGCAACAAGACAGGTCACGACATCTACACCAACGCCTACAAGATGGCATGTAAGGAAATCGACGTTCAGTACTTCAGCGTCGACAACGTCCTCATCGAGGTCGGGGCAAAGTTCTGGGACAACAATCTGCAGGTTGTCCAGATTACCGAAGTTGCGACACATTCCAACGCTTACGCCGACACAGGCGAGATCCAAACGTGGCACAACCACACTCGTGGTTCGAGCGACACACTGACAGGACGGCTACGGCAGATTGGCCGCTTGGTCAGGTACTTCGAGGGCAAGAACGCGACCGATTACCCGAACGGTACCAGCTACAACGACATCAAGGAGACCCGATGAACCTGAAAGACCTGTTCAAGAAGCTCGACTCGAAGGACGTCTGGCTCGAAGGCGTACCTGCAGAGAACCTCGAACCGACCGTCCAGCTTGCGGCACTGAGCTTCTCGATCAAGGGCGTTAGGTACGACGAGCTCGGCCCAGTAATCGAACTCGACGTGGACGAGGACCTCGCGATGCTCCTCGATCTGTGGCTCGAGTACAGGTTGGAGGCCAAAGAGCACGAGATCGACGTTCACATCACACCCGCCGAGCGGGTTCAGGACTTCGCGCTGTACCAGGACAGCATGGGCGATGAGGAATTCGGCGAGATCGTCGCCCTGTGGCGCGAGTACAAAGAGCAGGCCGAGAAGGTCGACTCCAGGGACTTCGTCAACTGGGTCGAGGTCAAGCACATGAACGACGAAGATCCGCCATCCAAGAACAAGTGACAGGTCGAAACGGCGGGAGCCGTCGTCCAGTGATGCTGGGCCTGATGAGACCAGGAGGGAAGTATGGCAAAAGCGATTCTTGACATTGCGATGTGTAACGAGGAGGACTGCGTCGATGGCATGGCGTTGCCACCTCAGCAGATCGTCGACAAGCTGGAGCAGATCGATCCTGAGGACCTCGACGACGTTATCGTGCTGCTCGTGACCACGCACTACCCGAACGTACAGCTTGGCGGTTAACCTCCCATGAACGTCCTGCTCGAACAGCAGTGTCGGAGTACACGGTCGGATGCCGTGAGGTTCGAGCAGGACCTTGAAAGGAGGTTAGATATGGAACAGACAACCCTATCCAAGGAAAACTTCAGGACGCTGCTGAAGGTCGTGCAATTCGCGATTGCAGATCTTGAAGACACGCAGGGAGCTGCTCCACAGGGACGACTCAATCCCTCGGAGCCAGGTTCTCCGACCTACGAAGACTGTCTCAATCTGCAGGCAGCGATCGAGACCTGTACCAAGGAGGTAAGTCCTTGAATACCATCGCCGAGTCCGTCGTAGCGCACCGAGGTTGGCGTGCGCTCATGACAGACAAGACAGCGGAAACGCTCCGTACGGAACTCGAGCACAGAGCGCTACGCCAGAGCAAGCCGTGTGATACTTGCGGCGCTCTCAAGGGAGATCCGTGCCATAGCAGGTTCGGTCGGATCGTCTTCACCTATCACGTAGCAAGAGTCATTGCTACTGAAGAGGTGTGACATGCATGACAACGTGTTCGACATCGAGCAGCGTACGGGAGAGTTCGCTGTCACGCTGAGCATCAGCATGCAGCAGTTTCTCGACCTGTACCTCGAACCGAATCCTGACGACCCTGACACGTTCGAAGACGAAGAGCGTCTCTACATCATGAGCGCTGCAAATCTCGAAACGTTGACTGACAAGGCACGTGACAAGGCAGCGGAGCTTCTTCGTGACGCTGCAGACTGCCTAGCACTAGAGCGTCTAGGAGCGACGTTCCAGGAAGCTAGCAACATGTTCTCCCGCAAAAACGGTCACGGAGACAGTTTCGACCGTGACACCGCATACGAAGATGCACCGTACGAGGCTGACGAGGACTGCGCGTTCATGTTGTACTTCGCCTCGGCTCTGTACAGCTTCATCTTCGAAGCACGCAGCCTACTCGATCCGCCACTAGTCAAGGAGACACATGCCTGAAGAGAGACGCTGGAGCTACGAAGAGGCCAGCGAAGCGACGGTGGCTCTGCACCATCGTTGGACAGAGTACCTAGCAGAACAGGAACAATCAGATGACGCACCATCGTTCGCGGACTTCTTCGCCTGGATGTTCTACACCAAGGGAAGGATCGACGCGACCGATCGTGCTCGACGTGACCGTCAGGCCGAGATCGACAGGCTCGGGAACGATGCCGCGCGAACGATCGACGGCATCCACTACTTCGAGGGCACGGCGTCAGACCCAGAGGTTGATGACGGACCCAGACATTGGCTTTACTCTTGACACGTTTTGGCGTGTCGCCGTAGGCCTTCTGCTGGTCATCATCGGTCTAGCACTCTGCTGCACCATCATTGGCATTCCACTAGGTTTGCCGCTCATCTTCTTCGCCGGCAAACCCCTTGCCGACAAGCTCAAGATACGAGTCAAGGAGGAAAACACATGAACAACGATAAGGTAATCGAAACGGTCCACGATCAGGAAGAGCCTGACGATCCACGCGATGCCGCACAGGAGACAGGCCTTTACGGTCAAGCCAGTCTGCATGAGGCGATGGGCACGTTGCCAGTCGAGACGTGGTTCTTCACGTTCGGCATGTCGACCAAGCTCGTGATCTACAACCCCGACATCGCCTTCGACGGTGACCGCCAGGAGGGTCTGCCGATGTCCAAGTACTACGTTCGCGCGACCGGTACGTACGACGAGGCGCGAGCGAAGATGACCAAGGTGTTCGGTACCAGCGGCTGGGCCTCGCAGTACTCCCAGGTGAGGTTCTTCGAGCTGATCAGGAAGCACCACTACAAGATGTTCCTTGACCTGAAGTAGCCTTCCTCCTCTGAACGTCCGGCTAGGGCGAAATTCGTTAGGCACGGAACGGTTGAAATCCCGTTAGTAATGTCCTAGCCGGACCTTGAAAGGAGGCAAGATGCAAAACTGTTACGTCGACAAGGCACACAACGCAATAGCAGACCTGGTTCGTCCAGGCGAGCTAACCGAAAACTGGACGGTAACTCGTATCAACGTTCCAATGCGACATCGAGGACAAGGATACGGTACAGCTCTGCTCAAGCGTATCCTCTTCGATGCAGACGTTGGAGGTGTTACTCTCCAACTAGAACCTCAGCCCTCAGACGGACTGAGTTACCGTCAACTAGTCGAGTGGTACAGGCGTCACGGATTCGAATTCGTGCGTACAGGTTACATGGCTCGTAGTCCGAAAGGGCGAATCGGGCTTGTCCACGCAGAATGAAAGGAGGTGAACGAAATGAGGACAGGAAGAACTTACCTGATGGTCGACCCGTCTGAGGATTCCGACAGAGCGTTGGATCTCCACAGGGTGCTCGCTCGTCGGGTTCGTGTGCAGCTAGTCAAGATACACATCCTCTCGCTGCGCAGGCGTTATGAGGTTGTGTACAACGGGGAAACCTATCGCACAGGACGTCTCTTCACACCCAAGAGGGCCGCATGAAGTGGAAGCTGATCAGGTTCGGCCGTCGTGTCGAAGCGCTGATACCCAAGAAGCTGTACCACCGTAGCTCGAATTGTAAGACCTTCTTCAATCGCCTGTTCATCTTCAGGCACCAACGGTCGGCTCGTTTCGACTATGAGTACCTGAGCTACGAAGGCGTTAGGTATATCAACGTCTGGTGGGGCAGTCCGACACGCCATCGCTGGTGGGCACGTAGTGTCTACCTCTATATTACCCAGTAGGAGGTGCCGTTTAACAGGACCCAAAAAACTTCCCAAAGAAAAACCATGTAAATCACTTGAAGCTCCAATCTGACTACTATATAATAGTCATAGAGCAGAAAACAGAAAAACGAGCAATCCGTTCTAGAGGGAGGACATCATGTCCGAAGCAACCACCGCCCCTGCACCGGCCCCGGCTGCCGTTCCGACCGCCAGGTTCCCGCTGCCGACGGGCGTCGTCACGCCCATCGAGCTCCGCAACCACCTGGTCAAGGAGAACATCGCTCCGGCGACCATGAAGCCGCAGCAGATGTACGCCTGGGTCAAGTCGCCGGGCAAGACCGACCCGTTCCCCGTCAAGTGGTACGACGTCGACGGCAAGGTCTACGACAAGCAGCCGACCGACCGGCTCACGCGTCCCGGCATCGCGTCGATGGAGATCGGTGTCGAGTGGTACAAGCGCAGGCTCACCGCCACCCCGACAGCGCCCGCTGCGAGTACCGCTGACGCGGCCACGGCCGATCAGGTCGCCGGCACCGCTGACGACGAGATTACCGATGCGAACACCGACGAGGACGCCGGCGACGAGGGTGACTTCGACGAGGCCGAGTAATCGGCGTGAGGGGAAGTGTGGCCCGGAGTCAGTTTGTATCCGTGGGAGGTTCGAATCCTCCTCCCCTCGCAAGGTCCCCGATCTGTCGGGAAGACCATCGATCAAGACGCTTGGCTGCGTTCGATGTTGATCGGGGACCGACAACTGAATATGTTTCTGCTTGGAGGGGTAGGCCGGGCGGTCGTTAGCAGAGCGACAGGCACGAATAAGCCGAGGTAGCGCATACCTCAGGTGACGTCGTTGGGACCAAGCAGAGCAAGCGGACTTCTCTTTGAACCGCACGGAGAGACAACCGTGTCTTAATACGGGAGGAGTCCAAAGACGGGACATCGCTGCTGCGTGAACGATGCCGTCGCATCATAAGTCGTAGGGCGTACCTGGACGGGGAACCTAGGAAGGGCCACTCATCAGGTCTAAAAGCGCTAACGCAGATCGTCGACGGATAGCAACGAAGCACTGATGTCCTCGCCCGGCGAGGCGAGTTCCCGCTCCAGCCTCGCCGGGCCCAAAGCCGCCGCTAGGCTCAGTCAAGCTGATGCAGTGTCTGGACAGCGTGGGACTACGCAACCCACGTCTGAGCCTAGCGGTGTAAGCGCCGTTGCCAGGCAGACTCGGAGAAGCGGATCGCCGAGGTGCTCAAAGGATCGCCTGCCTGGCAACGGCATATTTTTAAACAGGGAGGTTGTAATACATGGCACAACTTGATCTGACTGACGACGAGAGAGAAATCCTTCGAGACAACCTCGACATGCAAATTGAAGGCTGGGAAGAGCAGCTCGAACAGATCTGCATGCAACCCTTCGACACGTGGGAAGAGTTGCTTAACCACTCGGCCTTCTCGGAAGAAGTAATCAACGCCTTGAAGAAGGCGAGAGAGCAGCTGCGAGATGAGCGAGACGGCGCCTCCGAAACTGTTTGAGCACTGCTCGTCAGTCTTCGAAGCAATGAAGAAGGCTTCCAAGCCGCAGAGCCTGGAAGGTCACCACGCACTTGTGTACGAGGGCTTCTTGACTAGGTTGTTCCAGGACCTAGGTCTGGCAACGCCTTACTACACGACCGTCATGAAGCGTCTCCGAGCCATGGGCTGCGTTCAGCAGCTGTCGCGTGGAGGAGGCAACGCGCCTTCGCGCTGGGAGCTCATTGCCGAACCGACTTGGGAGAGGTTCGAGGAACACGAGAACAAGCGTTTCACGAACAACACCAAGCTCGGTCAAGTGATCGACATGACCAACCAACTCGCCAGGCGCGTCACTGCGCTTGAGACGGCCATCGAGCAGATGAGGGAGAACGTACAGTGAAGCAGCTCGTATCGTTCGTCATCGACGACGAGGACAAGGCGGAGGAATTCGCCAAGGACCTGATGGCTAACCAGGTGCTCGGCTACATCAACAACGACGGCGACGACATCGAGGTCGCCGTTAGCCGCGTCTCGATCGGGCCTGCGGACTAATGGCAGACACGACATTCGAACAGGCGCAGCGCTGCACGTTCTGCCTACAACCGTCCAGCCTCGTGAACGTAAGGCCTCTACCACAGGGCGGCAAAGTACACACGTTCGAGTGCAAGAACGAGCGTTGCTCGGACAATGGTGGCCGTCGCATCATTCAGACCAACCCTGACGGTTCTCTGGCACAACGTGAACAAGGACCGAAGACGTTCGCGAAGCTGAACCACTTCTCCGAGAACGCACGCCGTGCTCGTGAGGAGCTCCAGATACTCGAGCTCCAGTCCTTGCACCCGAACTGGACTCGAGCAGATATCATCAGATACCTAGGAGGGTAGATGGAAGGCACTAAGGCGCAGATTGCCGCGATCGTCCAGCAGCAAGGCCCTACGATCAGGGCAACGATCAGCCAACAGCTCGGCATCCCTATATCGATGGTTGAGGTTCACAACCTGGGTGCGCTTGAGACCATGATTCGTCTCAAGACTCCAGATCATGGTCCTCGCTACTTCATGATGAAGCTGTCCGAGCAACTGTTATGCACCACATCGGACCACTAGGATGGCTAATCATCTCCGGATGGACCGTCTTCATCCTAGTCATCGTGGTCCTACTGGTCGTTAGTCACTTTAATTCTAAATGAGTCTAACAAGAGGACAATCGCGCTGTAGTAAGGGGGCGCGAAGCGCGTGCTCCTCGAGTTAGACCCTATTTAGACCGCGTCTAACTAATGAGTCTACACTTTAACGCAACTAAGAAGCGCTTACAGTGGACAGAGAAAAGTACCTAGAACGGCATCGCAGATACAACAAGTCCTCTAAAGGCATGAAGCGAAACAAACGTTACGAGGAAAAACATCCAGAACGCAAAGTCAGGTGGGAACAAAACCGACCAAAGAATCCACCACCAGGTTAGAAGATATCGTGAACATAGACGAGTTCGAACAACAAGTCCGAAAAGATGAACTAGAAGACCAGCCACTTATCACACCTGTAGAATACGGTCGACTCCGTGGAATAGCACCTCAACTCGTCTACTACTACATCCGGAACAAGAAACTGGCAACACAGATCTGTCCCTGTGGCAGACGCTGTCTCAATAAGGAGGAGACAGATGAGCACTTCAGACGAATCGGAAAGCTTGCCCCCGCCACTACCGACAGCGAAGACGCTTCTGGCTCTGCTCCAGAAGATCGAACAGACGAATCCTGAAAAGCTGAACCAGCCCGTAGGGACATGGGAAGACGAGTACGCTGGCTACACGGCTTGGCAAGGTGTCCTCGAAGAGGATGAGGACATGCTTTGCCTTTCGTACAAGCAGACGCCTGAGATGGATGCGTGGAGCAGAAGAATGTACGAGCGTAGGCAGGCTGAAGAGGCTCGTGCAGCGGAAGAACGCAAAGCACGACAGATCGAAACAGTCCCGGAGGAATTGAGGAGGTTCCTGCCGTGAGAATCATGACGCTCATCTGGTCCACTGCACACCAGACGAGATTCGCGCACTACAAGAGGACAGTCATCGAGGTTGGCGGTCCTCAGACAATCTGCAACACCGGTTTCGGATCTGCAACCAAGACCGGGACACAGCTTCCAGAACACCTCGAACTCTGTCCACGCTGTGAAAGGGCGGCAGGCTAATGGCCATTCCACCGATCCTCATCGAGGTGAGTCCTGCAGGAAACGATCTACTCAGGCTCACATACACCTGCATGCTCTGCGACAATCCAAACCAGATCGACGTCAGCGCGCGGCTCTATGCCCTGTGGAGAAGTGGTACCGCGGGCCACGTGCAGGATGTCTTCCCCGACATGTCAGCCGGGGAACGCGAGGCACTCATCTCTGGCTCGCACGCCAAGTGCTTTGACGAGGCCTTCAAGGACCCTCAGGAAGATCTAGAAGAAGAACCAGAAGGCGTATACGAGTACAAGTCGCCTTACGAGACGGTCGAGCTACCTCCCTTCGTGACGCGCGACAAGTTCTATGACGACGATAGCGATGAGCCAGACGACGACGACGACGACGAGGAAGATCACCCCGACATGTACCCGCATGATGAGCACGTCGGTCTCGATCTGCCAGAAGGGTACGGGTCATGAGCGCAACTGACTCCAGAAGGAACTTCGGTTCAGCGCCTTGCGACAACCCTACCTACAACGGACCAGCTCATCCAGGACATGCGAGGTGTATCCGTGCCAGACGACGACTTGAGGCCGAGGTACGGCAAGAGGACGTGGCGCCGGAGAAAACGAAGCGTTATCGGAAAGGAGTGGCAGCCGCCAACGCTGCAAGACGTGCACGCGGGCGTATGGTGCAAGGAATGCCACGTCAGACACCCGTACAACGGGAAAGGGCGGCTCGCCAGCGCATACGAAGTAAGAAGCGGTCGCAACGTCCTGCTCTGGATCTGCCCGAAGACGAACAACGTGGTGGGTGAGCTATGGCTTGGTTCTTCTCCGCCTGTTGGTGGACCATAGTAGCAATCGCCGATACTGTCTGGTGGATACTGACACACCTGAAGATCGATCTCATCGTCGTAGTAGGCGTGGTGTGTTTGGCGATCGTGGCCATCTTCTACCGTGCACTGAACCGGGGAGGGTTTTGGATTTTCCTACACGGAACAGAGCATCCTAGCTGGCGCAGCTGTACTCAGTGTTCAGGAATGGGCGTCCTAATGATGGACGGGAGTATCATTCCTAAGGAGTACAGGACGTACTACAAGGAAGATGACGGTGGCTACGTTCAGAAGACTGCGATCGCAAACACCAAGACGTGCGAGTACTGTCTCGGCCATGGAGGCCGTTGGCATTACTCCAACAGTGCGCTTCGACGAGATATTCCTACTCGCCGACCAGGGGAGACGTGGCACCATGATTAACTCGATCCAGCCGTATCCGTTTCAGATGGACTGCGTTAGGCAAGTAGCCAAGCCGCAGTACGCGGGACGACTCGTAGCTGACGACATGGGGCTCGGAAAGACTCTCGAAGGCCTGCTCATCGATGGAGAACTGCGCGCTCCGAGGAACTATCCGGATATCACGGATCCGAAACGTCTGCCGATGTACAGGCGACCAACTCTAATCGTTGCTCCCCTAGGTGTACATAGAACCTGGGTCAAGCACATCAGGATGGTCAACGACAACTGGACCGAAGAGTCCTTCGCTCGGAACATCGCCGTCATCGACAAGAAGAATCGACCAGCCCTCGTCGAGCGTCTCCGGACGAAGCCGCTTCCGATGTACGTGATCGTGCACTATGAGGCCCTTAGGCTGATGCCTGAGCTGACCGAAATGACCTGGTTCCACGTCATGTGCGACGAAGTCCACAGGGTGAAGAACCGTGCGGCGCAGCAGACGGCAAGCCTGAAGAGGATACCGACATACTATCGAACTGGTCTCTCGGGAACACCTGCTGACGACAAGCCTGCTGACATCTGGTCGGTTCTCAACTGGCTCTACCCCAAGGAGTTCAGGTCCTACTGGAGGTTCGTCAACACCTACTGCATCCAGGAGTTGAGCGAGAACCGAGGACAAGGTAGGTCGTTCCGTAAGATCACAGGTGTCAACCTGGCGGCTCTGCCGCAGCTACACGAACAGTGGAAGGGCTGGTATATCCGCAGGACCAAAGCCGACGTCGCTATCGACTTGCCTCCGAAGACGTACACCCAGATCGAAGTGGACCTACTTCCGAGTCAGCGCAAGGCATACGAGCAGATGCGCAAGGACATGATTGCCTGGCTCGGTGAGCACGAGGACGTACCTTTGGTAGCCCCTGTGGTGATCGCGCAGCTGGTACGCCTGCAACAGATGGCACTAGCGACAGTCCAGTTCAACGAGGCTGGTAAGGTAACCTTGATCGATCCGTCAGCCAAGATGGACAGACTGGAGGAACTGATCGATGGTAATCCGAACGAACCACTTGTGGTCTTTTCCCAGTCAAGAAGCATGGTGGAACTGTGCGTTCGACGTCTACAGGCTAAAGGTATTTCGATACGGCCTTACACTGGTTCGGTATCCCAGGCAACTCGAGATCTGGCCGTTGAGGAGTTTCAGGCAGGTGACGTACAAGTTCTTGCTGGGACAATCGCAGCTGGTGGTGAAGGTATCGAACTCCATCGCGCAAGTACGACGGTTTTCTTCGATCGAGCTTGGAACCCAACCCGCAACAGGCAAGCGGAGGATCGAACGCACCGAATCGGTCAGCTACGGCCAGTTCAGATAATCGACTTCGTCGCGCCTAACACCGTAGACATGGGACGCAACCAGCGTATCCAGAACAAGTGGCAGAACCTGATGTGGCTGCTCACGCCAAGGACAGGAACACTACAAGACGAAGCGCTACACGATGCGCTCGGTATATTCGTCGGAGGAATGTAATGCTCAGCAAGACAGCTATAATCGACGTTCAGGCCGACCTTCTTGGACGTGCAACGGCAATCCTGAGCGAGATCAGCCTCGGCCTGGAGATCATGTCCGTCGACGTCATCGCCTACATGCAGATGACACCCAGGGGTCCACGTCCTTCTTGGGGCATCGTATATCAATGCCGAGGTATACTCATCGGTAGCAACAACTACAACATGCAGATGACGGGCGTCGATGACCCGTTCATTCCTGAGGAGGTGTTGCGTAAGGGCCTTATCGAAGGCTGCGACCAGCTACGCGAACGACGTTCACAACAAGGCAACTAGGAGGAACGATGTACGACGTACTCGACCGGAGCAACCCTGTCCCGATCATCTTCGACAACGACACCTTCTTCGACATTTGCAGACAGTGGGAAGATACGACTACGGTTACCATCCTCATGGCCAACGAGGCGATGCAGAAGGCACGAGCAGCGGCTCATGTAGCACGCATGCAGACGAGGGCACAGCTCGCAGCTCTCGTACGTCCTTCGTACACAGCGACTCGACCTGTTCCCGAGACAGCGCCGATTCCAATCGTGGTCGACGACACCTTCACGATGGAACGTACGGGTCCTCAGCTCCTTATGGACCTGACGCTTCAGAAGCAGGAACTCGAGCTACCAGACTACCGCTTCCCGAAAATCCACAGGGCTGCGGGTCTCGTCTGCAAGGCCTGGAAGAAGCTGTTCAGGTGAGGCAGATCTACACGCCTCCGGGAACGGACGCGCAGAAGACACATGGCAGCATTATCGGCGATGCTGTCGTCCATGATCACTCGGCAGACGAGAAGTGCGGTACATGGAAGCATGTCCTTTACCGCGAGGGCAAAAAGGTCGATGAATGGGGCACCCATGGCCAGGGCCATCCTCCTAACGTTCAAAGATAACGCCGCTGCTGAGGCCTTCGTCAAGGCTATGTGGCGAGCACAGAGTGGCGAAGAGGGCATCTCGCTGGAACAAGTCGGCGAGATCGGCCTCATCGCTGCCGCGTCGAGCAGGATCCAGTGGATGGTCGCTCGTCCTCTGCAGTACTGCAAATGCAAAATCGTACCTCACACGGGTCAGGGCAAGTTCGCTACCAAGTTCGAAAAGTGGCGACAGACAGAGCGCTACGGTTGGCACGTTCATGTGAAGTGCAACAAGCCGAGCTACTGGGTCGTGCGCGACTGGATCAAGCATCGCAAGGTCGGTCTCAACGATCTGCTACCAGAACTCAGGGAGGAAGTCGATGGCCACCGAGAAAGTGAGGGTGAACATAGTGGCGACAATGATACCGGCGCCACCCCCACTGACGAGTCTGCACTGGTACAAGTTGGATCTGCGTCGGGAGTTCCCGCAGGTGTCGACGCCCTGGAGGCAGCCGGAGCACTCAGTCCTGATGGAGATAGTCTTCCTTGACGAGGATAGGGCCGTGGCCTTCGAGGCTAAGGTCAGGAAGCTTCTCGAGGACGACGACATGCAAGTAGTTAGCGAGACGGAAGTCCGCGACATACTTGCATCAATGACTCCTGGAGATCCACTCCAGGCGACAAGAGAAGGAGATGGCAGTGCTACGAGGTAAACTCCTCGCCGCAACAGCGGCAGCACTACCGGCGCTCTTCCTGATTGCAGGAGCAGCGCAAGCAAGTCCCAGTCCTACGCCTACCACTCCAGGTGGTCTGACAACGCTACAACCGGCCGCGTCAACATCTCAGCCAGGTGACGTGGTACCTGGAGGCCTCGTTCTCCAACAGTTCGCCCACAACAAGACAGGGAGCAACAGCGACCTCGGAAGTTTGGCGAAGGCCAACCAGGTGACCCCTGCTACTTCCAACTACGAGTACTCGGTTCTTGGCGTTTCGGTCTCCGGCTCGGAGCAGTGGGGTACGGTCGAAGAGAACAACGACACGACCGCTTACCCGGTTGGCAACAACCAGGGCACTACCGAGTCCGACAGCATCTGGTACGGAGGCCAACACTCCCTCCAGAACTTCGTGGTCTCGGGTACCTGTGAGCCGGGCAACGCATCGTGTACGTCCAACCCTCTCATCGAGATCACCGTCATCACAGGCCAGCAGTACTGCAAGTCGGGCCTGCACGCATGCTACGAGGTGCAGACTTGGAAGAACGGTGTCTGGACGCACTCCGACGGCTACGTGGATCTCACCACGGGCTACCAGGGCGGTTGGCCGTCAGACGGGACGAAGCACTTCGGAGACCACGCGGACATCACGCTAGGTTTCCTGAAGTCCTTCGGACGACTGAACCTGGTCGCTGACGGTCATGGTACCACCAACATCGTCGGCTACATCCCTACTAGCTACTGGGGTCAGTCGACATCGTACGGCTTCGGGAACATCACCGAGGAGTCGCTCCAGACTGAGGTCTTCGAGGCCAACCCGAACTGGACCACTGCTCCGATCCCGTCGATGAACTACACCTACACCAACTGGGCAGACAGCAACGGAAACACGCTGCCTACTCCAACAGTGGACAGTCCTTACTCGCTCGTCAGTTCGAACTCGACGGGCTACGTCGTCTCAGGAGGCAATGGACCTACTCAGACATCAGCGCCGTTCTACGGGCCATCCGAAGCGGACGCAGACAACCCCGGTCTGAGCGGCTACGGGACCTGCCTCGGCAACTCCGGTAACTCTCAGACCAACGGCAACCACATCGTCATTTGGGACTGCGGCAGTGCTGGCAAGGCGCAGCAGTTCAACTTCGATCCCAACACTGGCTACCTCCAGACGCAAGACGGCGGAGCCAATGGCAAGTGCATCGACGATCCGGGTAACAGCACCGTGAACGACACGAAGGTCGTACTCGAACCGTGCGGTACCTCCGGAACCGTCTGGTCACTAGCTCTGGTCAGCGGTAGCAACTACGTCAAGTACGTGGGCGGTAGCAACGGCAACATGTGCCTCATGGACTTGAACGGTAGCGACACCAACGGTCAGCAGGTCGAAGTGGCAGGCTGCAACAACTCCACCTGGCTCCAGTGGGATGCATTCTCCACTTGGGGCTACAACTTCCCGTAGTCTCGTCAAGGTGGGGCGCGCATACCTCCAATCACGCGCACTCACGAAGGGAACAATCATGCAGGGCAAGCGCCTCATCGGCATCGCGAGTATCGCACTCGCCGCCGCAACGACGATGGGTATCGGTTCCGCTGTCGTAGCCAACGCTGCCACGACGGTGTCCGCTAGCACGTCGGTAACCAACCATCCAGATACCACCGCTGCTCCGACCCAGGGGTCATGTGAAAGCAGTCCGGGCGGCTTCGTCTGGGCACACGACTTCTACACCAGCAAGATTACGGCGATCGAAGAAGCCAATCCGGCCAACACATGGAACGTGACCATCACCGATAACGGTACGTTCGACGGCTTCGCCGACCCGAACACGTGCCAGACTCTCCAGTCCGTAGGATCACTGAGCGGGAACTACGAGCTGACCGTCACCTCGGATACCGCTCCGAACGCATCGGGTCTGAAGTCGAACTACGACGGCGCGGTGTCAACGAACACGATGGTTGCCGACCTGTTCAACAACAAGCAGACCAACATCGTCGGCGGCGCGTACAACTTCTCGTACCAGAACGGGCACTACGTTCAGGACACCTCCGGCCAGCACGGCAGCGTGATCGCGTCGCGTTTCAGCGCACCATTCACCATGAAGAACATGCTGTCGAGCAAGTGCATGAACGTCACTGACGGTGTGTACGTGGCAGGCGGCGAGATCAACCAGTATACCTGCAACGCTGTTTGGCATGGCAAGGTGGCCGGTGCGCAGACCTTCGTGCGGGAAGACTCTGCGGAAGGTCGCTCGTACCTGCTCGCCGTGAGCCCTGATGGGAGTCACCCTGCGTTCTTCGTTCAGGCAACCCTCAAGGCTGCCTCGCTATCTCTGACAACTGCTCCGGTTCCGTACACCTACAAGACCGGCGGCTTCTTCAACTGGAACGGTCTCAACGCCGACGACCAGGCCTTCAGCAAGTCGAACCTCACACACATCGTCGGTTACCCTGACACCGGCGCCTCCAACCAGCGTTTCACGGCTATCAACACCGCCGCGTAACGCTCTAACGTCCGGTTCGGTCTTTCATCAGGGAAGTATCTGGTGAACTCCAAAGACCGAACCGGGCCTTAGGGTGTTACAAAGTAAAGAATGCCCTTGTGGAACCCAAATGAGACCCTATATAATTAAGATACAAGGAGTAAGATATGCAGGGGGTGGGTATGCTTGGCGATCTCGTGCACGAAATCCATGTTTCAGAACTCAGGTCATATCGCGGCTGCCGTCGTCGTCACGATTGGGCCTTCAACCAGAATCTGCAACCACCCGTAACTCCGACACCGCTCGAGTTCGGTATCGCTTTCCACAGGGCGATGCAAGTGATGTACGATCCCAAGACTTGGCATCTCGACAAGTATGCGCTGGGAGTTCGTGCCGAGACTGCCTTCATCGAAGCCTGCAAAGAGCAACGGCGTGAGTTCATCCGCCTAACCGAGAAGTACGGTCTTTCCGATGAGGAAGAGAAGGACTACGAGACTAACCTCGAACTCGGCGTCGGAATGGTTCGCTGGTACGCAAAGACACACCTCGTACAGAGCGAGTTTGCCCCTGTGGAAGTCGAGGCTAAGTTTCGCGTTCCCGTCCTCGATGAGAATGGCGTTCAGCTTCGATGTGCATGCAAGCGATGCAAGGCGAAGATTGCGACACTGTCAGGTACAGAGCTACACGAGCTCGCCAAGCAGTGTCAAGCAGACGGTTACGCCGAGCACGCATTGCCTGTCGTCTACGAAGGTCGCATCGACGCACTTGTTCTAGACCAGTTTGGAGGATACTGGATTCTAGACTGGAAGACGACGATGCGTATGATGACCGAAGATTCGGATGTCATACTCGAAGTCGATGACCAGGTAGCTTCATACTGCTGGGCATTCCGCGTAGCTATGGGCTTGAACATTAGGGGGTTCAAGTACGTTGAGCTTCGCAAGGACTGGCCTAAGCCTCCGACAAGGAACAAGACTACTAGACTTGGTTGCGCCTTCTCGGTAAGCAAGTCGCAAGGAACAGACTACGAGACGTTCAAGGCTACTGTGATGGTCGAGGACCCTGTAGCATTCCGAGATGGTTTGTACGACGGATTTCTCAATTGGCTTAAGGACGAAGGCATGCGCTTCATGCAAGTGCATACCGTTTACAAGCCTCCGCAGACGCTCGACAACATCGGTCACTACATCTACCTGCAGACTAAGGAAATGATCTCAGGCCCAGTGGTCTATCCTAGTCCTGGCAGGTTCACATGTAACTGGTGCCACTTCCAGGGACCATGCATCGACAAGACGGCAGGCAGGGATTACCAGTACGCGCTCGATACGATGTACGAAGTCAAACCTAGGTACTACGAACTACAGCAGCCTTCCACTGACAGGCGCATATAGATGACACCGATCAGGCACATGCGTTATACCGAGCTAGCTGCACGTAAAACGGAACTAGAGAAGATACTTGACGTTCTCATGAACAATACCGAAGATGACGTACGTCGAGAACTGAACGAGATCAACTACCTAATGGCCCCAAGGAGGAACGAGTAATGCCACTTCCAAAGCTTGACACGGACAACATGCCTATGGCTAGCACTGCACAGCTAGGTCCCGAAGGCGAAGCGGCTCAGGACGATGTCTTTCAGAACCAGACGGTGACACAGGTGCTAGGTGAAGACGACCCGAGTACTGACGCAGGTAACGAGAAACTACCTGCGGAACCGAAACGTGGAGATGTAGCAGAGGCTAAACCAGCAGTACGCATGTTCGCTGGTGTACCTATGGCACCTGCCAAAAGCGTCAAGACTCCGAACATCAACACGCTTCTCTACGGACGTCCTGGCTCTGGCAAGACCTTCCTCACGGCGACAGCCGAGCTGTGTAAGTTCATGGCACCGATGTTGTACGTCTCCTGCGAAGCGGGTTCATCGACCGTTCGCCAGGTAGCACCTGACATCATGATCCTTCCCGATCCCGAAGTCCGTGGTTCGGTGACCTGGGAAGAGTTCGAGGCCGTCTACGACGAGCTCGACCGTCAGTGCTACAACTCGAAGGACCTGCCCGACTTCCGCACCGTTGCCGTCGACACGGGAACCGAGCTGCAGAAGATCAACATGAACTGGGTCATGGGACAGACCCTCAAAGACCACCCCGATCGTGACCCTGACGTTCCAGGCCTTCACGACTGGGGCAAGTCGACGAACAGGATGAGGTCAACAATCAGGCGCTTCCGCGACCTACCGCTGAACTTCATCTTCGTTTGTCACGAGCAGGAAGAGCGCGACAACCGTGGCCTCTTGTGGAAGAAGCCCGACCTCCCAGGCAAGCTGGCGAACCAGGCAGCCGCCTTCTTCGACCAGGTCATGTACCTATACACCAAGCAGGTGTCAGAAGGGAGCGAGACCGCAGCGACGGATATTAAGCGCGTACTCATGACAGGCGCGCTGGAGGGATATGTCACCAAGGACAGGTCAGGATACCTCCCACTACTGATGGTAGACCCGAACATGACCGACATCTTCAACCTCATCACGACAGGACACAAGTAACCATGGCAATCAAAGTCAACGTCTCAGACCAGGAAAACAAGTCAGGCGAGTACGTTCCACTTCCGGCAGGCAACTTCCACTGCGTCATCACCGACGTCGACCCGCGCGAGAGCAACTCTGACGCCAACCCTGGCAAGCCGATGCTCTACTTCACGATGAACATCCAGGACGGCCCGTACGCCGAAAGGGTCATGGGCGTCAACGCCTGCTGTTGGGACGGCGCGCTCTACACGATCATCGGCATCCTGAAGGCCATCGGTGAGTACGACAACTGCAAGCAGGGTGGCGGTCTCAACATCCCCGACGCGCCGGAGTTCTACCTCGGTCGTGACCTGATGGTGCGTCGTGGTGTGAACCAGAAGAAGAAGAAGGAAAACCCGGACGACAACCCGGAGATGTGGATCGAGGTGCGCGGCTTCGCCAAGTACGAAGGCGCAGCGTCGAAGACCAGTACTAACACTGGCGGTTCGAAAGACCTTCTCCCGTAGCCATGGTTAGCCTGTTACCTCCTTGGCAGGCTAACCCTTCGATGGTGGTCGAGTCGCGGCGTAAGGGCCGGCATACACCGTTTCATCGGCACGCTGATCCCGCTCCCCCCCCAGGGACAGTGTGAGTCCGAGAGCAGAGAGCGACTGGACGGGCCGGAGCCACCATATACACGTGAATTGAGCGGAGCCATGAATGCCAGGACTACAATCCTTTTTCGAACTGGCATATGGATCTACGAAGGGCTACATGTGTATTGCCTCCCGTAAGACAGGAGGTGCTTTCACTGAAAGGTTCTTCGAGTTTCCAGAGCAGATTGAAGAAGGGCTTGCATTTCTTCGTAGCAAGTCTTCGATCGAAAACGTCTACTTCTGTCCCCAGCTTTTGACGCAGAAAAGGAGAGCCAAAGTCAATGTCGATTTGGTACAGTGCATCTGGGCAGACCTAGATGACTGCCACCCAAGTCGACTGCACGTACAGCCCACACTCGCACTAGAGACAAGTCCTGCACGTTATCAAGCGCTCTGGATACTCGAAGAACCTATACCTGGCGAAGACGCAGAAGCCATTTCACGACGGATTGCATACGGGCACGCACAAGAAGGATCGGACAGATCAGGATGGGACCTTACACAGCTACTTCGGATACCGGGAACAATCAACTTTAAGTACCTGGAAGATGGCGAAGCTCCCCAGGTAACGCTCCTCATCATCAACGAGAACAGGTTTACGCCTGGCGACTTCGACATGTACCCTCAGGTCGAGGGCTACGAGTACTTGGACGTTCCTTTCCCAGAGATGGTCCCTGAAAAGGGAGAGGAGATACTTGAGCGCTTCCGTTTCCGGATTAACGGTGAAGCGTTTACGGTATTCCACAGGGAGCCGGAGAAAGATCGTTCCGCAGCATTGTTCCGTCTCGAGATGTACTGTTTCGAAGCGGGAATGTCAATGGCAGAAGCATTTCAGGTCTGCCGAGATGCAAGGTGTAACAAGTTCGCAGATGAGGACGTCAGGCTTTGGAAAGACATTTGCAGAGCGAAGTCCAGGTTTGACGAGAACCGTAAGGTCCAAACTCTTCCGCCAAGTGGAGAGATGGCGCTACTGACAGATCAGGAAAAGGTCATAGTGTCACAACTCCCTCCATCGTTTGTAGACAGGTACATAGAATGGGCGAAGACAGTAGGCGACGCTGCCGCGCAGTACCATGTAGCTGGCGCTTTTGTGGCACTGTCTTCGGTCCTTGCGGGGAGTTTGAAACTACCGACGAGCTTCGGTGTTATCCTGCCAAACCTATGGTTCCTGATTCTCGCAGACACGACGTTGACGAGGAAGTCGACTGCGATGGAGCTGGCAATGGACGTGACGATGGAAGTAGACGAATCAGTTCTGATGGCAACTGACGGCTCGCTAGAAGGATTGATGACGGCACTCCAGGCACGAGCAGGACAACCGAGTGTCTTCTTGCGTGACGAGTTTACTGGTCTTGTCTCGCAAATGCTCAAGAAGGACTATATGGCTGGACTGCCTGAGTTCCTTGCCAAGATATACGATGGCAGGCTGATGAAGCGAATGTTGAGGAAGGAAGAGATTATCGTCAAGGACCCACGCCTGATCGTGTTCGGAGGAGGTATCAAGTCGAAGATGACTCGTATCCTTACCTACGAACATATCGAGAGTGGTTTCCTTCCGCGCTTCATCATCGTTACTGCGGACTCAGACATCACGAAAGTCAAGCCTCTCGGACCCCCTGTGGAAGCTAACCTACAAGGGCGCGCCGAGATCGTCGGAGAGCTACGAGACATATCCAATAGACATACGGGTATGGTACCTATAACCATGAATGGTAAGGTCGTGGGTACAACTCGACAAGCTACAGACATAACTCTAACTCCAGAAGCGTGGGCACGATACAACGTACTCGACCAGACATTGACGCAGATCGGTTTGGAATCTGGCGAGCTCTCTGAAGTCCTGATACCAATGAACGCTAGGCTTGCAGTCAGTATTTTGAAGTGTGCCATACTGATCGCGGCCAGCAGATCTGAACGGTCTCCAGTAGAGGTAACTGTATACGACCTACTCAAAGCAGCATCGTACGCCGACGCGTGGAGACGTTACGCACAAGACATTGTGGTCAACGTGGGCAGAGGTGAGCTTGAGCACAAGATCCAGATCGTACTCCATGCGATCCAGAAGAAGGGCTCAGTGAGGCGATCGCTGCTTATGCAGACTTACCACATGACGGCACGAGAGATGGACCAGATCGAATTGACCTTGATCCAGAGAGGTCTTGTATCCAAGGGAGGAGAAGGACGTGCCACTTCTTACAACTCCCTTCTCGAGAACAACTTACGGTACGTACGTCAACCTATGCAAGACAATACCCATCACAGGAAAGGCAAACAGACAAGATGCGAACTCCTGGTATAGCAATCGTCAGTGGCGGGCTCGACAGTGTCACGATGCTGTACGACATGCTCTTGAACAGGAACTGCGACCCTACAGTCGTATCCTTTGACTACGGTCAGAGGCACGCGAGGGAACTTGACTCGGCCAACTACGTCAGCAACCTGCTCGGCCTCGAGCACATAACCATCGACGTCGTAGACTTCGGTGCTGCGATCAGCCAGAACGCACCCGGCGCAGTCCTCGTCAAATCCGACTCGGTGATACCTCAAGGTCACTACGCAGCCGAGAACATGAAGGCGACGGTCGTTCCGAATAGGAACATGGTCATGTTGTCGATGGCCGTAGGTGTCTGCATCGCAACCGAAGGCCAGTTCGTTGCAACGGCCATTCACTCCGGCGATCACGAGATCTACCCCGACTGCAGGCCCGATTTCATCGGCGCTCTCAGCGCGACCGTGAAGCTCGCCAACGAAGGCTTCCTGCACCCGAACTTCCACTTCGACGCTCCGTTCATCTACAAGACGAAGAGCGACATCGCGCAGTTGGCCTTCGAACTAGACGTTCCGATTGACCGTACATGGTCATGTTACGTGGGAGGTGATCTCCATTGCGGAAGGTGTGGCACCTGCGTCGAACGACTCGAGGCTATCGCCTCTACAGGCCACGACGACCCGACGACCTACGACGACAGCAACTTCTGGCGAACCCAAGTTGGACAGTCTGCATAGGGCCTCCAATCATCGGTCGCATAATAGCAGGGTGGATGCTTAACTGCTTCTGCCCGGGATGGAATAGTGATGTACAGCATCAGCAAGAAGTTCAGCTTTTCAGCGGCCCACTATCTGACTGGCCTCGCCAAGGACCACCCGTGCAGTAGGATACACGGACACAACTATGTGGTCAAGGTCGAGATCATGACTCCCGAGGTCGATGAAGTCGGCTTCGTTGTAGACTACCGCGATCTTGACGACTTCAAGCGGTGGATCGATGAGAACTGGGATCACCAGAACTTGAACGACGTTCTGTTCCCAACAGGCATCAATCCGACAGCGGAGAATCTCGCACGCTACTTGTGGGACATCCTACGCGGGGGCAAGATCGGAGCGACGCTCGAAGAGAAGTTCGACGGCTTCGGCCTTATCGTCTACGTATCCGAGACGCCGAAGACTTGGGCGACGTTCGATGGAGTAGACGTCTGATGCTACGGCTCCTCGAGCACTACGTCAGCACTCAGGGCGAAGGGCCTAACGTCGGTAAGCTGACGCAATTCGTCAGGTTCGCAGGCTGCAACCTCAGGTGTCCTGGCTGGCCTTGCGACACTCCCTACGCTATCGAACCGAGGTTGTACACCAAGGAACAGCAGTCGATAGCTCCTGGAAGGCTCGCTGCCAAGATTCGTGATCTATACGTAACTACAGGAGCAACGAACATCTGCTTCACCGGCGGCGAGCCTCTGATCCAGCCTCAGGACGATATCGTAAAAGTTATCAACTGGCTTGACGAGTCCTTTGGCTTCTTCAGGTTCGAGATGTTCACGAACGGCACTCGGCAGATCGATACGTTCCTAGCTGATGGCTGCAACTTCGTGATGGACTGGAAGCTTCCTGGTTCAGGCGAAGACCCGGACGACCAGACGCGTATCAACAATCTAGGTATTATCGATACTGCCAACAACTCCGTCAAGTTCACGATCGCCTGCGACGAGGACTTGGCAATGGCAAGCGGTATCTGGGCTCAGTACTTGATGGAGAGTCCTCTTCAGGTCTTCGCTGGTGCTGTCTGGAAGAAGTACTCCGACGAGAAGATCGTCGACTATATCAAGGGGCATCGGCTGCCGTGGCGTCTCAACGTGCAGGTTCACAACTACATCTTCGGAGGTCCGACAGTCCGTGGCATATGAAGAGGAGTCGTACAAGACAGAACTCGGCTTCACCGTGACAGGACCGAAGGATAACGACGTGGCATATGACGAGAGATACGAAGCGGAGCGGCTCCTTGCCCGAGTCGTCGGCCTCGACACGAGCGATCCACAGGGCGAGGATACGCCTCGCAGGTGGATTGAGGCGATGAGGGAACTGACGACACCGAAACAGTTCACGTTCACTGTCTTCGATGCGGAAGTCGACGAGATGGTGGTTGAGCGTGACATCTGGTTCGCGACGCTCTGTAAGCATCACCTTCTACCGTTCACGGGCAAGTGTCACGTCGGCTACGTACCTAACGGGAAGATCGCAGGCCTTAGTAAGATCCCACGCCTGGTCGCTCTCGTCTCTGCGAGCCTCAACACGCAGGAGGAGTTGACGGTCAACATCGCTCGAGCGCTTGAGCAGGTCCTTGAGCCTCATGGCGTAGCTGTCGTCATGGAAGCGCAGCACATGTGTATGGCAATTCGTGGTGCTCGCGCAACAGGTGTAACTACGAGGACTGCCTCCATGCGCGGTGTCTTCGGCGATCACCAGCGAACGGCGAAGATGGAATTCCTGGAGGCAATTCGTGGCTAAGACCCTAGACGAGATCATCGCACAGTGCCAACGGGACTCAGAGGACTGGTTCCCTAGCACATCTCACGACCTACCGTTCCAAGTCCTATCTCTCTGCGGCGAAACTGGTGAGCTGGCCAACCTCGTCAAGAAGGTAGCTCGAGGTTCACACGAGTACGTGGTGCTCAAGAACAGGATGAAGGAAGAGGCAACTGACGCTTTCATCTACCTATGCAACGTGTTCGCACTACTAGAAATGAATCCAGAGGAGTGGTATGACGTCATCAGAGAGCAAAACAGGCAGCGATTCAGCGGCAGAGGAGATCCGAAGGTTGTTGCAAGAGGCGGATCAAGCCTTCCTGACTGAGTGCCAGGTACGCCTCGATAAGGGTGAAGCGCAGTACGGATCGACAGCGTTCCTGAGTGTCGACACCCTAGACGAGGCTCTAGCCGAAGTCGTAGACCTGAGCAACTACGCCAGGTTCACCTTCATCAAGCTCTACATCCTCCGTCAGTCGATAGCAAGGGTGACGGCACAACATCCACTAACCGACGCGAAGGGCTTCGTGCCCATGAAGGAGTTCATGCAAGGTGAGTAACGTCCCAGTAAGTCAACTCGTTCCAGGTATCCCCGGCGTCAGTCACGGTGGTGGTATGGCTGGCCTTATCATCCGCGACGCCACTGGCTCCGAAGCAGGCCATGCGTTCGGTCACCTAGGTGGTGGGCAGGCTATCTCCGGTCAGCCGCCCAAGGCTGTCATCGTTCCTGCAGCCAGCTTCGGTGACGCCATCTGGTTCCACCGCATGTGGGATCAGCTTATGGCCGAAGAGGGATGGACCAAGGAGCGGGTCGCGAAGTCGCAAGATGCGGTCGTAGCTCGCTGGCGGCAGGAAGATGGCTGCAAGTACGACTGGGAAGCGTACCCAGCCTTTGCCGCGGAAGTCTTCCACTTCCGTACTTCGCAGCAACTCGCTCCCTGGTTCAAGACCGACGCGGCTCGAGTGTGCTCCGCGATCATCGCCGACGGCCTGATGAAGGGAGGCGTGCCTCTCAACTTCGTCCCCGAAGACGGGCCAGGTATCATCGGTGGCAAAGGCAGCGTAGCGTTGCCACCCAACTTGATCGCGCCCGGCATGCTACTAGGCCTAGCAGAACGGTTGGACTGGACATGATCGACGCATCTATCCTTATCCAACACAACAAGCCTGTCGTCGATCAGGCACGCTGGCTCGACAGCTCACATCTCCGTGACGACCTGAAGTTGGTCGTCCAGCCATTCGAGGCACTCGCAGCGGACATGCTAAGGGGCATTCCTTCATCGCCAGAGCTCACGGCGGCACTCCGAAAGCTCGTCGAGGCGAAGGACCAGATGGTCCGTGCCAAACTGTACGCGCTCGAGAACAACCTCAGGCATACGTACCAAGGAGGTCAGACTTCATGAACAACTGGACTCCCCAGAACGTCGCCGCTCTCATAACCGGTCTCACGGCACTCCTCGCCGCCGCAGGAGGACTCGTCGCCGCCTTCAAGTCGCATGGTACGGCCAACGAAGCCAAGGGAACGGCTAACCAGGCACAGAGCACAGCTCAACAGGCATCTGCTCTCGCACAAGGTGCACACTCCATGGCTTCCGAGGCTAGGGCCGTCGCTAAGACGATAGCCGACAGCAAGTAACCCTGTGGCGGGGCGCGCATGCCTAATACGCGTACTAAGGAGAAGGAAATGGAAGTCGCACTCATTCCTCCGCTAAGCCTTCTGCATCACCGGAACGGTCGCAAGTTCCAGATGATCTTGCCTGAGCTGCTTACTAGTCGCAACTACAGGAACACGTTGCCCGCGCTCAAGGGATCACACCTGATTCTCGACAACGGAATGTTCGAAGGTCAGATATCAGATCCAGAAGAGCTCTGCGCCTTGGCGACTAGCACTGGAGCCACCGAGATTGTCATGCCCGATGTGCGTGAGGACATGGACGGCACACTCAAGGAGGTCTCCAGATTCCTCGACATCTTTGAGCTGACACATTTCCCCTATGGTCAGCCGCAACTAATGATCGTAGTACAAGTAGGCAATCTGGAACAGATACCATGGTTCATATCACAAGCAGCATATCTCGAGGGCAGGTACTTCGGAACGCACAAGTTCACGTACGGCATACCTCGAAGGCTCGCTGAGAAGTTTGGACCTGGAACACGTATCCACGTCGTTGACTGGATCACTGACATGTCACCTAGTAGTGCTATCCATTTGCTAGGATATGCGCGTACAGGTCTCAACGTTAGAGTCTTCAACGAGGTCCTAGCTCTACGTAGTCGTGTAAGGTCGATAGATACGGATGCTCCTTATGTCTGGGCACAGCGTAACGAGTCGCTAGTAAAAGGCAAAAGCATCGAACGGCCTAAGAAGTACTTCGGCATGTTGCCAGAACAGTTTCCCGAGAACGCTCTGGTACACAACATCAGGGCACTAGAAGGTTGGGCACATGCCTGATCGACGACATCCACTAGCGGAGTGTGAGAGCTGTGACCTCTTCCAAGTTGGAAGATATGTTCCAAGCGCATTGCCAGCAGGTCGAGGCAATGGCATCGCAGTTGTTGGAGAGGCTCCTGGAGCAAATGAGGCAAGACTTGGTATACCTTTTTCAGGTGTATCAGGCAAGCTCCTGGATAAGGTACTACAGTACCAGCACATCGAACGTAGTGAAACGCTCCTCACAAACGCATGTAGCTGCCGCCCTCCGAACAATGCAACCCCCTCAGCCAACGCGATCGCTGCATGTAGGCCCCGTCTACTGGCGGAGATACAACAGCAAGACATACAAAGCGTGGTGGCTTTGGGTAACACTGCCAATGCTGCCATCTTGGGAAGTAAAGAGGGAATCACGCGGCTTCGGGTTGGACCGCCAAGGCGTCCACAGGGAGCTCCGTATCAGGTCATACCAACGTTCCACCCCGCCGCCTGTCTTCGTCCAAAGGGCGACTCCTACTTCCCGTCGATAGTCAACGACTTCACCAAGTTGAGAGGACTGACACGTGTTTGGCAGGAGCCCGTATATCGAGTCCTGGAATCGAGTGGAGAGGCTCTTCAGGGACTGGGTGAACTCTTTCGGCGAACCGCTCCGATCACAGTTGACATCGAAGTCGATATCGATAAAGATGTTTCGTTCGACCATCCAACAAGACACAGTCTTCTATGTGTCGGTATCGGGTACGAGCGTGGAAAGGTTGCTGTGTTCGGTGAAACTGGACTACGCGACCCAGCTGTCCGCCAGGAGCTTGGACGATATCTACGTGAACACCGTCGAGTCATTGCTCAGAATGGCAAGTTCGATCTTGCAGGGCTTTATACCAAAGACATGCGAGGTATCGAACTCTGGTTCGACACTATGCTCGCCTCCTACTGCCTTGACGAACGGGCAGGAATCCACGGACTGAAGTACCAGGCAGTTGAGAAGCTAGGAACGCCTCGCTACGATGACGAGATCAAGAAGTACGTTCGCGCTGGCCACGGATACGGTTCGATACCACGTGACATCTTGTACAGATACAACGCCTACGACTGCGCCGCTACGTATGAGTTGTACTATCTGTACAGCGAGCTACTCGACCAGGAGCCTGGCTTGCGCTCACTACACGATTTTCTGGTTCGAGCATCCAACGAACTCATGTACGTGGAGCTCAATGGTATCGGCGTGGACCTGGACTATAACGACCAGCTCCGAGAAAGGTTTGAGAATACGCTTCGGGCACTTGAGACGGATCTGGCAACCCTTGCCAAGAGATCCGACTTCAATCCCCGCTCACCGCAGCAGGTTGTGGCTGCACTCGAGGCATTCGGACTCCGAGTCCCCACGAAGCGAAACCAGCAAGGAGGAGTTAGTAAGACAACGGACGTTGAAGCTCTCACGACGCTTCTCAACTTTGCTGGAGGGGACGTAGCCGACTTCCTTACAACGTTGCTCGAACACCGAAAGGATGCCAAGTCGTATGGCACATATGTCAAGGGTATACGCAGGCGTGTCTATCGAGGCCGTGTATTTCCGACCTTCCTTCTACATGGGACGACGACGGGTCGTCCATCTTGCCGCAATCCTAACCTACAAAACATCACTCGGGGGGAGCTCCTCCGTAAGCAGTTTGTGCCTGTCTCCCCAGACAATGTGTTCGTGCAAGCGGACTACAAGCAGGCCGAACTACGAGTTTTCACGTGGTTGGCTCAAGAGACTTATTTCCGGGACATATTCAACGAAGGTACTCGCGACATCTTCAATGAGCTCGCTCCCGTTCTCTATGGAGACATATCCGGACTCGATAAAGCCGCTGCAAAGGAACTCCGAATCAGAATCAAGGCATACGTGTACGGTCTTGGTTACGGTAGGGAAGCTAAGAGTATTGCCGACGAGTTCGGAATCCCCGTGGCTGAGGCTGCGAGAGGTATGCGCGCCTTCTTCTCGGTCATCCCGAACATCGTCAACTTCCGTGAGCAGACTCGGCAAGCGGTTCTAGACGGTAAGGATCTGATAACGCCATTCGGTCGCCATCGTCGCTTCTGGCTCATTACCAATCAGAACAAGCATGAGATACTGAACGAGGCACTTGCATTTCTGCCGCAGTCCACTTCCTCAGACATCTGCTTGGATGCGCTCTGCACACTTAGACCAGCCCTTAAGGGTATCGGATGGATTCGCAACATCGTGCACGACTCACTCCTTGTAGAAACACACAAGGACAACGTCGAGCATGTCAAAAGCCTCTTGGAGTTCCACATGCTGGAATCTGCAAGAAGGGTCGTCGGTGACTACGTGAAGTTCGCCGTCGATATTACTGTCGGAGAAAATTGGGGTGTACTATGACAAGTTCTCTAGAGCCTTATAGACGTCGAGGCGTCATACACACCTTGACGCACTTCGCACAGCATCCCATCAGATGGTTCGAACAGGAAGCAGGAAACACGACCATGGCAGCACCAACCAACGTCGCAGTCGTCCTCGACAAGTCCACGTACAACCCCGGAGAGACGATCACCGCGACAGTCACATGGGAGTCAGGGGAGGCGATTCAAACGGCCACCTTCACCGGCACGTTCACCGTCACGAACCAGAACGGCGAGTCGGCCAGCGCCGAGGTTCAGTTCTCCGTCGCCACTGCGGCTCCGACCGACACGTTCACTGTATCGGCTTCCGATGAAGGCAATCGGACTTGGACCGTCACAGAGTCCAACGGAACCTCAGCGGTCCTGACAACCGAAGCATAGCCACAGGGAGGTGAAGGGAGGCGGCTCTTTCGGGGGTCGCCTCCCGGCTGTTATGGCAACAGTACAAGAACTACGATCTGGCGATGTAGTGACTCTAGCTGATCAGTCGGCAGTGTTCATAGCATCAGAACCGCATCCCGAGTATCCGGGTCTTCGTCTAGTAATCTGGAAGCTAGATGACGGAACCTGGAGCCTAGACGCTCTCAGCAACTTGCAAGAAGTAGGAGACGTTCTCTCTTATGCCATAGCTGATGACAGGCACATGAGGTGGCAACGTATCCAGGAGGTGTTCGATGGCAAGAGGTAAAGCAAGCGCACTAGGTGATCGGTTCACTAACCAGAACGGATACACCTACGAGAAGACAGAAGAAGGATGGCGTCCTGTCCACCAGCTGATTGCCGAGAAGTTTCTAGGAAGGTCACTCAAGGCAGACGAGCGAGCTGTCTTCGTCGACGGCGATCGACACAACCTCGATCCGAGTAACATTCGTGTCGTGCAGAAGTACTCCAAACAGTCTCTACAGGCCAAGCTCACGAGGATTGAAGAGCAGGTTAGGGAGCTGGAGGAACAAGCTCGTGAGCTACGACACCAAATCGCAAACTCTTAGCGCGCTAAACTGTAGACTCATCGTTTAGACTGAGTCTATTATAGGTCTAACAAGAGGAATAAGCTTCTGCGCGTAGCTCTATAGCTTAAGGTGTCCTCTTGTTAGACTCAATTAGAATCTGTAGCCCCTAGACATAGAAGGCGTAGGGTGTAAGTGAAAGTCATCGCGATCGACCCAGGCGGGACTACGGGCTGGGCGACCTTTGAGGTCGAGGCCCTCAGGTCTACAGGCGAGGTGCACTGGCGTGGTAAGACTGTCGCAAAATGCTTCGACGACGGCGGGCAGCTCAACCAACCAAACCATCACGCGCTCCTGTGGGAACTTCTCGTCTCACAGGGCGCGGACTATGTTATCTGCGAGCGGTTCGAACATCGTAACAACGACTTTACCGAGCTCATTTCGCTCGAGTACATCGGAGTAGTAAAGGCTTATGCTCAGAGGTTCAGGGTGAACCTGATCATGCAAGGAGCACACCAAGCCTTCAACTTCAACGATCGCGGGATGAAGCTCGACAGACTAGGATTGACTCTAACACCCTACAAGAAGTGGAAAGATGCCAACGCGGCCCGAAAGCATCTGGTCTACTACCTATGCACGCAGATGGACTACCCTGAGATTCGACAGCTCGCACTTGTAGCTGTGACCGCATAACAAAGTCTCCGCCCTACCTCGAGGGACCAGCGGCCGCGTCAAGCGCTGGCAGGTAGGGCGGAGACGTTTTGTTACAGGTCGTTCAGAGCGACGAGAGCGTTCCGCGTTTGCGGTCCAGCGATCCCGTCGACTAGAAGACCCATCGCCGACTGGAAGTTGCGGACAGCTGTCAGCGTCTGAGATCCGAAGTCCCCATCAACATCGATCCCACGAACGCCTTCCATGCCCGAGTTGGCACACGCAGTCTGCAGAACCTTAACGGCGTCGCCCTTGTCTCCCTCCTTCAGCGTGACGTTCGTAGGCCACATCGACCATGTGATACCGCCTGAAGCTGGATGCGAGCCTTGCCATCCCATCGCTCCGAGCTGGTCGGCGGAGTAGCCCGTGACGCTGGTGTCGCAGTATCCCGCTCCTGCCCAGCTCGTACGGTTGATGCCGACGGCCCCGTTTGTGCTCTGCCACAGGGTATGTCCGATCGATGGTTCCGTCGACTGGTAGGCAGCGACCCAGGTGTGCCGCGCTGAGGCGAAGATGCTGCCCAGGTAGGCTCCTGCGAAGTTCGCTCCCGAGTAACACCACGATCGCTTGTCTAGTGCCAGACCTGCGAGGCCGAAGTGGTTGTCGACGATGTTGAACCAGGAGTTGCATCGGGCCTCTTGGAGACTGCCCTGACCCTCCTCACAGTCGACGATCGGGATCTCTCCCGGGTTCAGGTGACCGACCCAGTTGCAGTAGATCTCGGCCTGAGCGACCGGGTCCTGACCCGCGACGAGGTAGTGGTAGAGGCCCGTGAACTTGAAGCCCTGCTGAACAGCCTGAGGCCTGGTCCTGTCGATCACCAGGTCCTTGTGATCGTGGCCGTAACCGACTCGTAGGATGATCGCGTCTGTCTGCTTTCTGACTCCTGCGATGTTGACGTTGGGCTGCCACTCACTGAAGTCTGGAACTAGAGTCATCTTGTTTCCTTTCGTACCGTTGGGACAACCAGATCATGACACCGCGCCACAATATGATTGCCGGGATACCCCAGATGGAAATTGCTTCTATCCATCCGAAGAGGTATGTGTCAGGATTCAGACCGAAGAACCTGTGCAGGAACGCCGGCAAGAGTGCAAGAGCTGCACAGTAGTCGAAAGCGATCAGGTTCCAGCCCCAATCGCTCTGCCACCAAGGCCAGAACCCTATGCGAACTCTCCGCTGTGTAGGCCAAAGCCTGAAGTGAGGCAGTCCTATAATAGGAAAGAGAACTGAGACAATGAAGGCGATGCTGACTCCGTCGTGAATGATATCAGCTAGTAGCTGTGCCTGAGTCATCGCGTCCTTTCCTAATGACAGCGCGTATGTCATCCTGTACGTGGTTCACCCTAACCATCTCTTGTAGAGATCGCTTGAGCGGTTCTTCCTCTACTAGCTTTCGTTCAGAATGCTCTCGTGCCTGACGAGCTTCCTCAATGCCTACACTGGTCCTCATCTTCTCTTGCCGCTTCCATGGAAGTCTCAAGGTTGTATCTCCTTGCGGAGTCCTTGCATCACGTCTCGGACTATCTGGCCCGTCAGAACAGCAGTCTCAGCCCTGTGGCCGTTTACCTCTGCTGTCCGCTTCCATTCGTCCCGCTCTTCTCGCATTTCATCCAGGCGCTCCTTCATTTCATCTATGCGACTTTTAGGAACGATCTGGCCTGTGATGAACAGCCCCAACATTGCAAGAGCAATACCCACGGCTGTAATGCCACCAGGACCAAGTGCTGACGCTATATCACTGGCCGACATTCATCGTCCATTCTAAATGTCTAGTGGTATAGAAACTTCGAAGGATACCTGTGTGACCGTACCGACAAAGCCGATTACTGTTATGGTCCCCGCAGTAGTGAGCGTTGCTCTCGGCAACTGGTAACCGCTAGGGCTTGCAACGTTGGCGTTGGAAGTGATGTTGAACTCATGCGGACCAAATGGTATGGGCAAACCGGATGCAATTACAATGTTAGCAGAGTTAGTACCGACGCCCAACTGGTGAGCAGATATGTCTACCTTGTTATCACGCGTTATGCGGAAGTTGACTATTCCTGTCCAGCTGTTCTGCATAGCTGCCTGTTGCCAAGCACCGTTCTGACCACCTGAACGGACCTGCAGTTGCTTTACAGTCGTCTGCATTTCCTTGACGTCTCGTACGAAGTCGAACGGCTTAGCGTGCTGGTACCTAGTCATCAGCTAACCCCAGTAACTTCGTCGAAGACTAGGTTGACCTGCTCAGTACCCTGACCTTCATCTGGAGGCTGAATAGACCAACCAATGCATCGAACGTTGAAGGTTAGTCCTGCAGGCCAGCGGGCGTCTTGAACGTTAACTGTCACATAATCGCCTAGACCATAGGACCCGAACATTGGGAAGGCTTCTCCTGCTAGGTCTATCGCATGAGTGATCAAGGGTTGAGGTAGCGACGCTATGTCAGAGTTCGCGTGGGAGTTGATCGTTGCTTGAACAGTGACACCCGAGTAGTTGTTCACGCCTTCCCAAAGGGGAACGCCGCTGTTCAAGGATACGAGATCAGATGCCTCTCCAACGGTTGTCGTTGCACCAGTGCCGTCGCCTACCGCCCACCATTGGTTCTTACCTGACGAAGCGTTCTCCGTATAGGTGTAATTGAGTATTGCTCCTGGATAGTCAACTTCCAAGTCAGTCATGCCTACTGGGTTGCCAATTGGTGCGCCGACAACCAGTTGCTTCTGCGGATTGCCATTCGCATCGGTAGACCAGATTATAGTCCAGTCAGGTCCACCGTCTAGCTGCGTGATGGAGTTGATCAAGTCAGCATAAGACGTTGACAGATCATACCCGTTGACAGTCAGTGTTGTCGCAGGATCAAGACCTGGTACGTTGGCAGGTAGAACGCCTATGTTTCCGTACGTGGCAGACTGTAGCTGCTGCCACAGGGTATCGATCATCGCTGACTGGCCCATAGACAAGGCCTGAACTGCTGTGCCTATGACAGATCGCGGGAACCTGTTAGCTGCATAGCACTCGAACGTTTGACCAGTCAACGTCAACGACTTACCACTAGACTGGTACTCACGCGACAGGATAATTCCGCCCCAGACGATCTGGCTCCCCCGATAGGCCCAGAACGCTGTCCTGCCCGGCGTTGTCCTACCTATAAACGATGCATTGTCGATACGGGGGTCGTCTAGGTGACCACCAGCAGACATGTTTCCTGCAGAGTTGAGTTGGCAGTCCAAAGAGACGTTGTTGACAGGCAACTCGCCCAGCATCGCACCTGTAGCCAAGTCGGTTGCCAAGTAAGTGTACTGAGGAGTACTCACGACTGAATCAGTCCTGAAGAGTCTAGTGGATAGGTGAAACCGAAGTGGACTATCTGGCTGCCTACTGCCAGACCCGCAAATTGCATAGTGCCGTTTGCCAAGACGAATACACGTGCACCGTCGCTTACGCTCGTGTCCTCGCTAGCAGGAAGTGTAACGTTGTGGTTGGGCCTGTACGCTGCAGGTATTGCGTTGGTGAATACCTGGACGCCGTTGAAGCTGCTTGCAGGTACACCGACATCGCCTATCACCTCTACATGCTTACCGTCATCCATCATCCTGTACTGAGGAGGATAGTGACCAGTGTTTGTACCGTTGAAGCCCGCAGAGCAAGGCCGCAAGTCGTGCCACGTGTCAACGGCTAGAGGAGAAGTCGGAATGTAGTGGTAAGCGCCTGCGATGATGATACCGTACTGCTGTGTATCGGCTTCGTACCACGTCGTACCTGCAGGCGCTGATAGCGAAGGCCTACTGCCTGATGTAGTGGGCCATGCACCCGACAGTGGCTGATAGACACGCGCGTCTTGAACAGTGCCGCCGCCGTTAGTCACTGTCATGTTTGGCACGACGTTGACAATGGCAATAGGTACCGAGTTGGCAGGAAGTGAGGGTAGCGATCCCGGAGCAGAAGACGAGAACGCCCCTGGCACATCGACAATGTCCCAAGCGGCTGCAGAGGTGCCAGCGTCGGTCATCACGGCTGCGATGTAGTCGCGTCGCCACTGTGACGAGTTCGATGCAGGTACTGTCACTACGTACGAAGCCGTATTGTAGCCCAAGTACATGCCACCCCACGCAGCGGAGTTAGGCATCAGCACGAGGCCGGTGTTGACGTTAACAGTCATAGCAGCGTTACCGGTAACAGCCAACGCGTTGCCGAGCATGGAGTTAACGCCTCCCTGAAGAGCAGCTGCGCCGACAGCAGTCGGCCCACCTTCTGCAGCTGCAAGGGCTAGACGGAAGAGCTGTGCAGGGTGGTCAGTCCTACCCTGACACACGAACGCTGGCTGAACTGGTGCCATCTCGTATCCTTAGTAGTACGTGTTGTAAAGCTGGACAGTTGCTACACCTGTACCTGCTGAAGCTGATAGCTGGATGGAAGACGTTCCCCCTGCAGGTGTAGAGAACCAGCTGAGTCCACTCAACGAGTTTCGCCTGCTTGCCGATCCGTTCAAGACGACTGACTTGTTTCTGCAGTCGACTACAAGCAGGTCTCCTGCAGCTAGCGTAATTGCAAATGCCATAGTAATGCCGCTAGAAGAGTCAACTAGGGCAGGGTTGGTCAACGGTCCTACTAGCGTGATAACAGGATAAGCTGTATGCGTTCCGCCATTAAAGACAGTAGCAGCGTTACCAGGAATAGCTCCACCAAAGCCAACATTGAAGGCCATGTTGAAGCCAGTACCAATACCACCCGTTTGAGCTACAGCGACCTGGTTTTGTCCTGGGTAGTCATAGATGTAAGGATCTCCAGCAAGCACGGTGAGCTGTATAGGTGTAGATCCAATTCGCCTGTTCTGATCTACGTTGTACTGGAGCCCTCCACCTTGTCCATTGCAGAACTGAACGGGTTGGCCTGGCAATAGCCAATAGAAAGGTCTTATGACGTTCGAGTTGTAATCTGCACGCAATGACTTCAGGAGCGTATCAGGATCGTTAGGGTCGGTATATAGTGTGCCTGTTACAACGATCGTGCGCATCGACATGTAAGGTGTATCGACATACGTTCCGTCTTGACCTTGATGCTCATCAGTGTTGGTCCTTAGTGGTGCGGTATCTAGACCTGACACAGATGTTACATCAACAAACGGCACACCAAGGCTGTCGGTGTTAAGAACTGTTCCCGTGTCACCGAATGCCCAAGTGTAATCGGTCATTGGTGGAGGCATTAGCCTGACCTCCTAGACAACTCAAATCCTAGCTGCGCTGCGTGCATACGCGGATTGATCTCTTGCGTGGTAATGAAGAACTGCTGCACTGGACCATGTGTCCCGCCTCGACGGTGCGGAGTCACTGTCACATCTTCAGGTCCGCCATCGCCAACGCCGATTACAGTTGGCTTGTTGAAGGTCCCGTTCACTCCATTACCGTACCAGTTGAAGCCTACCTCGTGAGCCCAAGCGTTGGCAGGGTTACCGTACCTTCCGCCAATGTACTGAATACCCCAAGTTTCCTGAGCACGAACGTTTGCCGAGCCGCCTTGTCCTGGCAACCATGCAGCCCGAGGCATCTTCGTATAAGGTAGTGCCTGCGGAATACCTGTCGCGCCTGAAGAGCTGTTGAAAGCGAACTGGTTCCATCCGGACTCCTGGTTCCACAACGACATCCAGGAAGCCCACTGCCTTCCGCTAGACCAGGCAGGCATCAGCTGCTGTGCCAACCGCATGTTCGCGGTAACGCTGCCTCCGCCAGGTCCAGCTCCTACACCAGGTGTCGCAGTACTTGCAGATCCGGTAATCATGCTCCAGACCTTGCCTATGACATGCTTGAACAGCGCCACAGGGAGGGCTGCAATCATACTGGCGAACGAGCCGCCTGCGTTACCAGATCCCGTAGCACCTATCAAGGCGTTGGCAAAAGCTGTTGAGTTCCCTGTGGCTGCTGCCAACAGCATCTTACCGGCAGCACCAGTCAGACCAAGTAGTCCCTGAAGCGGTCCGAAGGTAGGACCAGTAGGATTACCTGCACCTAGCGCTCCGCCACGTCCGATTCCTGGCCCAGGAACACCGCCTGATTGGTATCCTGGCACACCCATCATCTTGAACAGCCACGCGTACGCCCGCGACTTATGCTTGTCGACAACAGTCTCGCCAGCTTCAAGGAGTGCAGGGATTCTATCTCCGCCTCCGAAGCCTGCGAGGTGTCCTCCTGCAGCGAGCGTCTTTACCGAGGGCAGATCGAGCTTACCTAGACCGACAGCATTCATTACCGTGTTCCAGAGTCCACGAATGCCATCGTCGTAGACATACTGGATCAGGAAGTTCACTGGACTCTTGAATACGCCTTCGATCGTGTTCCAGACCCTGCCAAGGTTGCTGACAAAGATCTTAGCACCACCGACGATGTCGCCCCAAATCGAACCTAGATAGCTCTTGATGCTACCCCAGATACCATGGGTGGTGTTGTAGATCGAGTGCCACGCTCCGAAGAACAGGTTCTCCATCGCACCTACGACAGCATTGGCTACAGTTTCTATACCGTGCCAAATTACGGTGAACAACGCCTTAATGTTGTTCCAGGTCTGAACTCCGAAGCTGCGAATGTCAACCCAAGCCTGGTGCCAGTGCCCGGAGAGTATGTCGAGGAACACGCTAAATATGACAACGAGAGTGTCCCATACCTGCCTAAACATGAACTGGATTGTCGCCCAGAATATCTTCGCACTGGCCAGCAGTATCGCCCAGAACACTCTCCACCCCGCCTGGATGACATCCCAAGCAAAGACGAAGATGCCTTGGATAATGGACCAGGACACCCTGAAGATCATAATCAAGGTGTTGAGGTAGATCTTGAAGATAGAAGTGAACAGATCAAATTCGGTCTTGAGTATGGAGACTAGGATGTCCCAGAATGTACTGAACACCATGGATACGTTGTTCCAGACAGTACGCCAGACAGCCTCTACAGCCTCGCCATGTGTAGACCACCACTTGTCGAAGTTAGAGGATATCCAATCCTCAATCCTCTTGAAGACGCCCTCGATCTTGTCCCAAGCACCTGAGATGCTACCAGCAATCATCTGCCAGACGTGGTCGATCCAGTGCCACATATCGAACCACATGTTGTGGAACCACGTGCTGATAGGGTTCCAATGCTTGTAGAGCTCAAAGGCGCCGAGAGCTAGCAGAGCGATTACGGCAATGACTGCTAGGATAATGGCAATGATAGGAGCTAGCCCTATCTCCGAAGCTGCCATAACGGTCGACAAGACTATCCAGGCACCTGTAACAGCTACTAGGACGCCAACGAATATAGCCAAGACAGAGACTACGGCGAGGATGATTACGCCCCACTTGATAATGGCCGGATTCAGTTTTGCTATCCAAGCAAAGATGCCAGCGAGGATAGTCGCACCCTTTTTCACGATCGGAATAAGTACGTTTCCGATTTCGATCATCAGCACGTGGAAGTTGTTCTTCAGGAGTTGGATCTTTGCTGCAGGTGTGTTCGCCATGACATTGTAAGCTGCCTGCAGTGCTCCCTTACTGTTACCCATCTCCTTGGTGATCGTGTTCAACTGCTTGTAGTTCTTGACAGCGATGTCTAGGAATCGCATAGCCTGAATCGTGCCACCGGTACCCTTGAACATCTCTGTCAAGACGTCGTTCAACTGTGTCGGGTTCAAGCCCTTGAGAGCTGTACCCATCTCAGTCATGATCTGGTTGATAGGCAGAAGCTTTCCACCAGCATCTGTCATCTTGATCATAGACTGTGCAGTAATGCCCAGCTTTGCAGCAGTCGCTGGGCCAAGAGTATTGACTACTATCTGACCGAAGTTCTGGATCTTGTCTCGAGACTTACCAATGGCATCGAGTGCACGGCCTACAGCAGAGGCAGCGTTAGAAGCCGACAGACCGTTTCGAGTCGTGAAGGCCATCAGAGCTGCGGTCTGCTGGAAAGTCTGGTTAGCACGAACAGCTGGTCCAGTAACTCTACCGATACTGTTCGCGAAGTCTGCATAGGTACCGACGCCGTACTTCACCAGGTTGAACATGATGTCCTGAACCTGGGTAACGTCAGACACCTTCATCTGGTAAGCGTTCATGATGCCGATGCTTGCTCGCTCGGCGGTACTCAGATCGACTTGGCCAGCGACAGCTTCCTTGGAGAAGTTCGTCAACAGGAATTTGGCCTGAGACAGGTTTACATCCATCGACGAGAAGATGTCGTACAGGCCTCCCTGGATCTGATTTAGAGGGACGGCGATCTTACTTGCAACGTCCAGACCTGCTTGGGCGACCTGATCAAAGCTAGCCTTGACACCGTACATCTGTGTCTTAGTCAGGGCTACTTGCTTGTTGTACTCAACCGCGTCAGCTGTCGCCTTAGCCAAGAAGGCAATGCCCGCAACACCTACGGCAGCGATACCAGCGCCGACAGCCATGAGGGCCTGACCGCGTTGGATAGAGGCCTGTGCGGCCTTCTGCTCAGCAGCACCCAAGTTGTTAAGGTCGCCAGCCAGACCGCGCAGGACTCCGGAGCTCATGTTCTGGGCGCGTACGACGAGGATTACCTCTCGAATGCCAAGTGGCATCTTGCCTCCTCGTTAACGCCTGTTACCTTGTCTGCTGCGTTTGCGCTCGTCTTCGGCTTCCTTGATCTTCTTGGCCTCTACGACCATGTCCATCCCATATACGAAGAATGAATCCTGATCGAAAAGCCCGCCCGATTGAGGGAGGCAGTGCATCTGCTCACAGACATTGACCAACCCTATGAGCTGAACGGCTATGATTCCGTCTGGAGTGTCGGACGGCTTCCGGCTGGCTTCGCTTCTCCCGCCACCGAGGATGAGCTTGAAGACTTCTCCTCGGAGTTTGGGAGGTCAGCATCCCAATCGTGCATCTCCTCGATCAGGGCCGCGATCTCTTCACCGATGCGACCGTCGAGCTGGTCGATATCCACAGGGCTGCTGAAGTTGAGGAGCGTGCCGACGTCGTCCTTCTCCAAGTTGTGTTCGACGACGCAGCAGGAAAGCTCGAAGGACGCAACGGCCGTCTGCGCCTGCTTGACCTCCATCTTGCCGCTCTTGCTACGTGTGTCGGCTTGCATTGACATGGTCATAGCAATGTCCTGGCGGTGCAGGCGTTCGCCGTACGACATACGACGAAGCCTGACCCAACCGCCAGGACACGACTTGAGATCGAACTTCTGAGCTTGGGTTGAAATCGTTGCTCTAGGCATTTTCGTCCTCCCTTTGGACTTACGCCTTTTTCTTACGCGGCTGATAGGCATGTTACGTGTGCGGGGTAATGACTTCTTGCGTCTTGTAGATGATGTCGTACTCGTTACCGGAACCATCGAGCACTGACTGGTAGGTGATGGAGGCACGAACCAAGTCACCCTGACCAGACAGCGGAACCTGATACACGTCCTTAATACCACCGAACACGTCGAACGAGATGCCGTTGTTCGCGCCGTTCGAAACAGCGATCGTCAACCTCTGCTGCGCAACGCTCTGGAAGAGGTTGTAGTCGGTCCTGTCCATGAAGTCACGAGACGCGGTCATCTGGACCGAACGCTCGCCGTAGGCGACGAACTGCGCTCCGCGCGCGTTCTTGAGGCGGTACTGGGCAGCACCAGCGTCGTCGACGTCGAACGAGAACGTGTCCATGTCGAAGACCGGAGTACCGTTCGGGATCGAAACGACCCAGGAACCGGGACCGTAGGGAACCGACGTTGGCCAAGTAGCCGTTGGCAGGCTCTGCGAAGCTTCGAGCAACCCGATGACATCGACGGCGTACTCGAGAACGTTGTTGTTCACGGTAAACGTCTGCTTCGTCGTACTGACACCTGAGTAACCGAATACGACGCCGTTTCGCACGATCGTGACCGACAACGTCCTCGGCGGAATGGCTACCGCCGTTGGCGTGTACGTGTAGACCCAGTTCGGAGTCGTTCCGCTCTTGATACCGACAGCTCGACTCGTCTCGGTGAAGTAGATGCAGGTGTCTTCCGTTGCCTCCATCGTGATCGTGCCCTCGACGTCGAAGTCACCAGGGACGACACCGATCTGTGCAGCGGACTGGCGAATCGGACGTCGGTAGTTGTTCGACTCCTTGTACTCGAGAGTCTCGTTCAAGATCGGGATGTACTTCGTCGGCGGTGTGTAAGTACCTGAGACGGTCTCGAAGGCGACGCCGATAATTCCACCAGCGCCAATGCCATAACCCGTCATTCGCTGTCACCTCCAACCTTCTCAATCGTTACGCCGAAGATGTTGAGCTCTGTCGGGTCCTTCGCGCGCACCGGAAGAGGTATGCGCCTACCCGTCTCTGGATGTGGATCGGAGACGTTGACTACTGAGTTCATAGACCTGAAACGTTCCACTTGCTCGTCGTCCACGTCGGTGGTGGTACCGTTGTGAAACGTGCCGAGTCCGTGGATGTACAGGTCCGTGTCTCCGATGCTCGGATGGTCGACCGTTACCTTGTAAGTCATCACACCACCTGCTGTGGAAGCGTCGTCTTGCTCTGCGATTCAAACGTCATTCTAGCGCCCATCAGGAGCGCGCCAGCCTTCGAAATCATTCCTGGTTCGTTCTGCGTACACAGAACCGAAAATACATTCCCGCCCAAGAGCAGGTCACTGTGTACCAACGTCTCAATATTATCGGCTAGCAGAGTTACACTGTGCAGGTTAGCTTGCACATCCTGGATCTTGCCATAGTATACCAGGATGTAAGTCTCAAATGTGTTTAGAGTACGGAACGTTGCACCCTGAAACTGTCGCTGCTTGTTTCCGGGCGCAACGCATGCAGCTGGCGTATGAGGTAGCAGATCCTGATCGCCATACCAAACATCGACCAAACCCAAGTTGGCCTTGTTCGTTGGGTCGTTCAACTTCGTGTAGATGTAGTTGGCAACGACCTCTGAGCTATCGGTGTTTGGTCCGGGCGGCATAACAACCCCAACCTAGCGATGATTCGCTCGTTCATCCAGATCTCGAATACGGTCTGGATCGCATCGAGGTCTTCAGTCTGGACCATTGCAAATGGTCTAGCAGGAATGTGGGCCGCTCTGAAGCCACCAGACATGACAGTGTCCATCATCGTCTTGAAGCCCTCTGCAGTTGTCGCACCAGCTGCAGCGGCGCTCGCATTACCGAATCCTGCTTGATGAACCTTCCCGTACCAGACCTTTTCTGGTAGATCCAGTATCGCGGCCTGGGTCTGCGTTACGGTCCAGATGTTATACTGACCCATCGTCTTGTACAATAGACCGGAACGAAGTAGCGGATCTCCTACAGGGAACTTGGTCTTCGAGTCGGCAGCCTTGATAATCATCGTCGCATCTGACAGTGGTGTCCAAGCTTGAGGACGACCTGCAGCGATGAAGTTCTTCTGGATGCTAGGAGCGACTACGGTCTGGATGGCACGCTTTAGCGGTTCCTTGAAGGACCGAATGTCTAGATCCAGCGTATCGAAGGCCTTAGCGGACATGGCTATCGTAGGCGTAAACGAATAGCCCAGGTTGATCATACTGTCAACCCGGACACCGTTCGCCGTCTTAGCCGCTACCACTAGAAGACCTTCCCCATACCGAACTTAGCAGGACCCAAAGACTGATCATCGCAGTCTGTATTAGTACGCCAAGCGTCCCAAGTACTAGAAACGTCAGTAGGATAAAACACTGGAGCAACCGCAGGCTGGTTAGGCGCAATCTCCTCAATGGAAACCGCTCCACTAATTATGTCCGTTAGCAAGGCTGTTGCCCAGGTCCTTAGCACCAGCCCATAGCTACTGGCAGGTTCTTGCGAAATGACTTCTGCATACTGCCTGTCGTAGAACCAGCCAGCGTACATCATCGCCATGACCTTTTTCACGATCTCTGGCGTTGTCGAAGTATCAACCCATTCGGAAGTGAATCCGGAGTAGGTCTCGGTGAGTCGTCCTAGAACCTCTCCCGAGACCTGAGTCTCCAACGCCACTTCGATAGAAGGGACGGTGAGCTTCGTCGTCTCCAACCAGGCTTGGACATCGGTCGTAGCTATGTGTGCAGCCAACGAAGCTCACCCCCCTCTACTTCTTGGCCTGCTGGTCGTCGACCTTCGCCTGCGCGTTCAGATCCACAGGGCCTCCGCCTCGAGCCTGAGCCAGTTGCGCCTCAAGCTCCGCGATGCGTGCGTCGCGGGGGTCTTCGTAGTCCTCGCCGGCAGCCCGCGCTTCGAGGATACGAGGATCGTGTTCCCCGCCCTGAGTGACCACGTTCCCGTGCTCCAGAAGATACTCCCACTGGTCGGGCTCGAAGTCCGCTTCCTTGACAACCGTGCCCGGAGGAACGTCCTCGCCAAGCTCGGTATATGCCACGTATGCCATGTCGCCTCCTAGCTGAAGCCGCCGCTGAGGACACCGGTGAACAGGAAGCCACAGATCGACTTGTTGTTCGTGTCCAGACCGATGAGCTCGAGGTCGTAGCGCTGACGGAAGCGGATGACGTCGGAAGCGCGACGCTCTTCACGCCACCTGTCGACAATCCCGCCGCCGAGAGCGTTGTCCGTTCCCGTTCCACCTGTCGTCGGGTTCAGCGCCGTACCGTCCATGTTGCCGCCGATACCCTGACCGGAGAAGGCGCCGGAGCCGAAGCCCAGACCGCCCGCACCGCCACCGCCGAAGCCCCACGTGAACTGGTACGCGAACGCCGGCACCTTGAGACCAGGCCTCGGAGGCGTGTACGCAAGCAGCGTCTCGATGTTCCAGAGGTACTGCAGCGCCAGAACCTGACCGGGGTTGTTGTTCGCGATCCCGAAACCGGGGACGACGACGTTCTGCAGGCTCAGCAACGAGGCGACCAGGTCGGGCGTTAGCACTGCACGCTCGACGTACTGGATCCGGGTGATGAAGTCCTGCGCGTCCTCAAGAGCCGACATGACCTTGTAGGGGATCACTGCCTGATTGGGCGAAAGGAAGGACAGACCGTGCATCGCACGACAAGCCTTCCTGATGTCCTTGATCGGCGTCGCTGTCGCGGACGTGTCCCAGAGAGGACCGTAACCCGACGTTGTTCCCGGGATAGCCGTGAGTGCCGCGTTGAAGTTCGACGCGTTCGCGACCGTGTTGTAGATCCTGTACTCCTTGCCCAGAGCGATCCTGGACGCGAGCATCTCGGTACCGTCGACGTCGGGGGACAGCGGCGAGTCCGCGTTCTCCCGCTCTTCGTCGGTGACCGCAATCTGGAGCGCGTGTTCCTGTGCGTAGTAGCTGCCGATGCTGACGGTGAGACCAGGAACCTCGTTGGCCTCATCACCAGGAGCGCGTGCGTCGTCCAGTGCGGGGTACCAGCCCTCGCGACCCTGGAAGATGTAGTACTTGTCCGACTGCTTCTGGACCGGAACTGAGGGGAAGAGGAAGTTGCCAACCAGCCCCTCGTTCGGCCAAGCAACCGAGATCTGAGTGAGGACAACGTCGATGTGGACGTTGCCAGATCCAGTTGGTGCGTAGACAGCCATTCAGGCTCCTCCTCCCTAGGCCCTTGCGCCGATCGAAAGGGCGACGTCGAAGAGGTCACCCGCGGCTGCGTTGGCTCCGAATGTTGGTAGCGGTGAACCGGGAAGCGAAAGCAGCGTCCCGATGACCTGCCAGCCGAGGTACGGCGCGCTGACAGGGATGAACTTGACGCGGCCGGCGACGAGCTGCGAGCACACGACTAGCGCACCAACGACGGGAGCGATACCGACGGTAGCCCACGGAGTGGTACCGCCTGTCGTTCCGTCCCAGATGCACTTGGTGTTGCCGTCGAGTGCGACGCTGATGAACGCCTTGCCGGTGTTCGTCTTCGCAGCGTCGAGCGGCTCCTGGCAAACGCCCAGAGGCGCCGCCTGTGCAGCAGCACCCAGAGAGATCGGTGCGAGTTGGCAAGCTGCAGGCGTGAAACCTACACCTGCGACCTGCTGCACGACCGACCACTGCGGATAGGCGACAGAGCCTCCCGTTGCCAGGAAGGCCTTAGCCAGAATGTGATCTGTACCAGGCATGTGCTACTCCTCCTTCCCGGCGTAACTGTCCGCACGGTAGCTCTGGTACAGCTCCGGATCATGCGAAGCGACCGCACGTACGGCATCAGTGTAGCTGAGCTGCTTGCCGGTCGTCTGGAAGTGCTTCACCTGGATGGCGGAGACGCGCTCACCTAGCTGCGTGGAAGCGTCCTTCTCAGTCCGCTGACCGGCACGACCGCGCTCGCCGAGCTCGACGTAGCCAGTGCTGGTGAGTGTTTCCAGCGCCTTGACGAAGCCCTCGGTCAGCTTGACAGGATCGGTTTCGACCGATCCGCTCGCGATGGCGTCGATCACTGCAGGAGGGAGGACGTACTTCCTGCCTCCCTGGTTGGCCGTCAGACCTGACAGACGCGTCGTGACTTCGGCAAGCCGACGAGCGCGCTCGGACTCGACAAGCTTCTCGGACAGCGACTTGGTGTCAGCGAGCATCTGCTTGAACATCGGATGCTCTGCGAGCGCCTTGGCGATGACGTCGTCGCCGAAGGCGACAGGCGGAGTGGGCGGAGTGGGCGGAGTGGGCGGTGTCGGAGGTTCGCCAGCCTCGGTGAGCTTCTTTAGTGCCTTGACAACCTCGTCGTCAGTGGCACTCTCACCTAGCTTGAGCGCGATCCTCAGTGCCTTGGGGTCCAACGTGTCTCCCGTCGACTGAGTAGTGATAGTGATTTCAGACAAGTTGACGGGAAGCAGGTCCTTCAGGAACGGCCTGTTGGTTAGCGCTCCGCCAAACAGTACATCTTGGTGCTTGTTGCCCTGAGCGTCAGTCCACTCATCGACAAACTCCGGACTCAGATACCGGTACTCACCGGCCTTGATAGCCTGTGCCGCTGGCTGGGTCCAGTCAACCTGTAGCCACAGGGAGGTGCCATCGCGCACTTCCGCGTCGCGAATCCACCCTGCGGCCTTGTTGCCCTGTGCCGGATCCTGCTTGTGGTCGTAGTCGATGTCGAGGTCAACGCCTCGCACCTTCTGCTTCACGCCTGACGCGAACACGTTCAGCTTGTCAGACGTGAACTCCATCGTGCCGTAGACCGGGTGCTCGTAGGTTCCGACGTTGAAGGCGTGGATCCACGAGCTTGCGCCAGGGTCGAAGAACTTCTTGCTGATATCGACCCAGTAGCCGTAACGACTCACTTACCACCACCTCTCTTCATCGGGGCCTTCGACTTCCCGCCGGTGGCCTTCTTAACTGCGACCTTCTTCAGGTTCGGGTTGGCCTTCTTCGCCGCCGGGGAAGCGTTGCGAGCTGCCGAAGCGATGACAGCGTTGGCCTGAGCCTTCGGTAGGCCTGTCGCCCTAGCAGCAGCGGCAAAGCCCATCCCCTTCTTGGCAGGAACGCTTGCCTTCTTGGCTTTGGGCGTCGCCCGCGCCTTCGGTGGCACTTTGCCTCCCATGATCCTGTCGACGTGTACGTTACCGGACCCTGACGGACTGTAAACGGACACTCTGGTCTCCTAAGCCTATGACCATTATATATGGTGTCCAATGGGAAAAGCTACCCCTTGTGTTACTACTGCCCGCGGCGACCTGAATTGCCTGAACTATCGCCGCGCCCTGTGGATGGAGTCACTACACCGGGAGCTGATTGACGTGTCTGTCCTGCTACTGCACCTTGTCCCTGTTGCTGCGGTGCGTTGATCATCTGCTGGTACTGCTCCTGCGTAATCTGGCCGCTCTTGAGCGCCTCTTCGATGTCTGCAGGGTTGCCAGGAAGTTCGGAAGGTGCAGGCTGTGCAACGTTCCGGTTCATCGTAGACCTGACCAGACGCGAAGTTGCTGGGTCTGCTGGCGGCAAGCCCATCTCTTCACGGAGGTGATCTTCGAGTGGCTGGTCAGGTACAATGACACCCGCACCAACGTAGTTCCTGATCGTGAAGCTGGCCGTACGCCAATCCTCCTGCTCACCGATTCGCTTCACGGTAAGCATCGGATAATCTACCCCAGCCCAGTTCATATCGACCAGCTGCGGTATGCCGTAGGAGTTGAACACATCAGTGACGATGTCTGCAGTGAACCTCGTCGCCTTCAGGAACAGTGTCTGGTCTGCTTCATCCGTCTTCTGCGCTGTCGTGAGGAACTGGCCGAGGATCTGCTTCTCAATCTGCGTGTCGTGATGCTCGATCGACGCGATGCAGTTGACAGGCTGACCCTTCAGTTCAGCGAACGACAGAAGCCAGTTAGGGGGCAATACAACGTGCGCCCTGTCATTGGTTCGGAGATTTCGGCCAAGAGAATCAGCCAGAGAAAGGTCTTGTGGCGAGTACCCAGCGGGGAGCTGGATGACAGGAACGCCGATACCATGACGCTCTTTCTGGATGGCATCGATCTTGTAGAGGTTGTCCTTGTAGTACCAGTGCTTGTAAGCGGAGCGGAGGAGAGAGATGCCCTCAATATTGCCCGCTTCCTTGTCAAAGGAGAATACAAGCAACTTGTTGATGGGGATGTTGACCCACTGAGAGAAGCCTTGGAAGACACCACCCTGGAGTCCAGGAATGATCGAAGGAGGCGCCCACAGATCGACAGATAGAGGACCACCCTCATAGTCAAAGAACCATTCCTTGACGTCCATCGGATGGCGCGGTGCCAGCTTCTGCCAAACGATCTTGCCGCGTGCATCTGGATCATTGGTTACCTGTTCCCCCCGAGCGAAGACCTTCTCGAACATGTAGTAGCCGAAGTCTAGCATCAGAAGCGTTTCCGTCATCGTCTGCGGCCAGCTACTTGACATCCACCGCGTCAGGTTCTTCCAGACGAAGTTGGCGATCATCTTGTCCTTAGACGACTGGCTAGCAGGAGTCATACTCCACTGCCCAGCCAGTACAGGAGTCTTCGCAAGGCGCATCGTACCACGGACGGTACCATCACTCTTCCGCATCTTGTCGTAGATGCGAAGACCCCTAATGCCGTACAGGTCCTTGTTGTACTCGCGCCTTATCCACGAAGTGAATGGAGACGGTACTGAAGAACCAAGTTCCGCACTGATACCGGCGACTGGAGACCCGAGACCCACACCTGCGCCTTGGGCGAGGTCCACTCTCTTGTGGACACGCATCGTGCCGGACTCTTGACCGATGCCCACCTTGATGTCAGGAGGCTGGGGGAAGTCAAGACCGTCTGCACGAGAGCCAACCAGAGTACCAGGTGAAGTCTGGATCGAGTCTGTAGGAAGAGGAGGACGGCGACCAGGACCAATACCTGCTCGGGATCGTATTGTCGCGAGCTGTCGTCTTGAGGCATCATCATCTCCGTGTTGGGCCATCTGGTATGCAGCAACTTCCTCAGGCCCGGAAACTGTGGTGTACCGAACAGCGTCGGTTTCTTGAAGTCGCGCAACGTCATCCGCGACCTGGTCCATAGAACCGTGAGGCGGTGCCATCACGATGAACGCGTTTTCACCTTCGTGAGCGATGACGGGTTCATAGCCACCGTCAATCAAGTCTTGAAGGTTAACCCTAGGGAGGTCTCTCATGTCCATCAGAAAGTCACACCATCCTGGTTCATGGAGAAGAACCCTCCAGAAGATTGGTCTGCACCCATCATGCCTGCGAAAGCGTGCTGGTTAGCTGCCGCTTGCCGCTCCGACGCGGCCCTCGGAGAGAGCTCCACAGGGGCAGCATTAACCATGTCTGGAGAGAGATGCTGTCCCGCTGCTCCTAGCCTGAACAGACAGAGGAGCGCATAACGCATGGCGTCCAGCGTGTGATCCTCTACTCTGTTACCGAACTCAGGAACGTTCTGCCCCTTGACTGGTTCTTTAGATCGGTAGTTGTTCAGCTCACGAATGTGGTCCTTGCAATCCCAAGCAACCCAGTACCGAGGCTCCTCAATCGGAGCTCCCCACTTGTCTTCACCAATCTGCCTGGGCCGCATGAAAGAGGCCATCAGGTCGATACCGTCACGCCAAGTGAACTGGCTCTTCAACTCCGGAGGTGCCCAGCACTGCAGGTAAATGTTGTGCTTCTGGAAGGCCTTGCTAACTTCAATAGCCGCTGCCGGGTCTGCGGGGTCTCCGAAGCACATGTCAATGTGGTAGTTAGCTGGCTTGGGTCGTTCCATCAACAGGTCAATGTGGTCCGGAATCGTCTTGTACTTCTTGTAGTGGACACGCCAGACGTAAATCTCGTCTTGAGGGCTGACCTGGAACTCGACGGCAGCCAAGGGGTTGGTGTAGCCCCAGTCAAAGGCAACGTAGTTCGGCCATCCAGGAATGAACTTGTAATCCCCAGTTAGCACATGACGGGTCTCATCCCACTCCTGGAATATCTTGCCAACGAAGCTTGCGAAGTCGGCACCAATCTCCTGCTGGAACCACTCAGGCTCGGAGGTCTCCTCCATGAGGGTGATCTCTTCGTCTTTTCTTCCCATTGGGTAAACATATGGATTGTCCCACGAAGGGAATCTCCACGATTCGTAGATCCCCTTGAACTTGTCCCGCCGACCTAGCTGCCAGAGGTCGTGGAGCCAGTTGAAGCCTTCAGGTGTCGTAGGAAAGTCCGCGCCGCCTCTTCGGTCGGCAAGAGCAGGGCGAATGTAGCGCTCCCAGGTCTCCCGCTTGTGCTTGGCGGCTTCAGACATGATGACGTGGTCCAGTGCTTCGCCGACAAGGTACTCGGGGTGTTCCGCCGACCGACATTCCACTCGAGTGCCCCAGGGTAGCTGGATGAACATGTCCCCGGACCGCTTGGCGTAGGCTCGCTTGACACGCTTGTCCTTCCCTAGTCCTTGACGAACTATCAGGTCGTTCCAGACGACGCGGAACTCCTTCTCCGCAAGGTCGTACGTGGGCCCAACAATCCAGACCATCTTGCCTGGCTTGAGGAGGTGCTTCGGAGTCACATCCCTAGCCGCCATCGTGCTCTTGCCGAACCTGCGGCCGCACGTGGGAACGCGGAAACGAGCTTGGGACTCATGGTACAGCAACTGCTTCGGGTGAGGCGTGTACTCCACCTTCTGCCAGTACGCAGTGGTCAGTGGGTCCACTACGGAATCCACAGGGAGAGCGCGAGGCATAGGGCTCCGGTAGGTGGAACCCAATCCGGAATGGTGAAGCCAGATGCGATGACCGACAGGAACCAGAGAGCCAGGAAGATCAAGGCTGCTACGGCCAGCAACCAGTGGAGCAGTGAGTAGGAACCCCAATACTCCCTGTAACGAGCGCGCTGTGGCATCATGACTTGCCTCCGTTAGCCAACTTTTCCATGCCCTTCAGGAACTCGTCGAGAGCATCCACCTGCTCCTCTTTTCCGAGTGGGCCAAGAACGCGATCGACGACATACTGCGCTGCCCTTAGTCGAACGGCATCTGAGGTGCCATTCTCCATTAGGTCCACGATCTGCTTGGCCGCGAACGGGCCAGCGGTAATGAAGATGCGCTTCGTTCGGCCCTCGTGGCCCTCTTCGCCGTAGAGGTCCTTTTCGAAGGCGTCCATGTGGTCCTTAGGGTCGCTCATGTAGCTATTATATATGAGGTCCAAATGGACACACTACCCCAAGTGATACACGGGCATGACAAACGTGGTTCCAAAGCAACCATAACGCCATGACAAACAAAGGATCTCGGCAACCAGTGAGCCCTACGGGCCTTATAAATCCCGCAGAGCATACATTAAAATATAGTTATAAGCAAAAAGAAATCAACACCGAAAAACCGAAAAATCGATTCTTGATAACTACATAGTGATTCAGC